GTATATAATTGTGATTATTTTAAATGGATGCGTCTTCCATGCCTGCTACACGTAACTTAGTAATGTTAGTTATCTGCCATTGCTTCATGTCAATGCCCTTCATGACTCCTAACCATTTGTTACGCAACAGGGCAAACTCGTTGATAATTTTTTCAAAATCAACAACGTCTGCTTCGCCGTCTACGTATTTTTCAACGTCGCGACTGCTTAATGCTCTTTGATAATTTTCTAGATACTGTTTAAAGAACTTGCTACGGGTTCTTCTTAATTCAATGTTTAGGTATTCTAGAATTGCCTCAATCTCTTGTAACTGACCAAAACGTTCTTCAACTATTCCAGGCAAGTTTGCGGCCTGCTTTTCTAAATTTCCAAACAGTCTTGTTTCTTTACGTGCTTCTTGTAGTTCAGTTTCATACCAAAGAATTGCGTCAGGAATGTTAGCAATATCTTGAGTAATTCTAGAATACCAATTCATTTAATCCCAATCTTCGTCGTCACTGCTATAGTCGTCTTCGTCCCAATCTTCAACGTCTTCGTCACGTTTACCCTGTAGGTCTTCTACTGCTTCCCCTAAATAAGGATCTTCACCACCTAAAGCATAAAGAATGTCTTCGTCGACTCCGTTGTCTTGGCACCACTTAACAAACTGCATTGCTAATTGTTCTTTATTTGCCTTTGGGACATATTCTGAAAAAATATCCCAAAGGTCAATTAATTGATCTTCACTCATCTCCGTCACTTGATTTTTCCTCGTTAGTTGTACTAGCAGTCTCTTCTTCTGGAGTTACTGCCTCTTCGTACTTATGCCTAATCTTGGAAAAGTCTTCCATAATGATTTCTAATTTTTCACCTGTCCAATCTTTACGATATTCTAGGGTTTCTTCATTACGGCTGTTAACAAATTTGAGTCTGTTACCTTGTTGTGTTAGAATGCCTTGTTTTTCAAACAAGTCTACTAGACCACTATAAGGATCCATACCAGTTTCATATGGAATCTTAACCTGTACGCCTTCAAAAGGTTTAGCGTAACGTGTTTTCATTACCTTACAAGCGGCTCTAATACCACGTACATCTGTTACCTTTTTACCGTCTTCATCTTCTTTTAGTTTCAACTTTTTCATTGCTACTACAATAGATGAAGCATACACAAATCCTTGTCCACCACTGATTTTATCATCAGGATCAAACATATCTTGTGATGCGTATGTGTGATTAGTACATACCATACCTACATTGTAACTACCAAACATGTTTACACAGTTACGTACAAGTGCTGTTAGTGCCTTAGGCTTACGACCCATGTCACCTTTCAAGTCACCCTTACCAAACTGATCAACATCTGTTGGAGTTAATAACATACCTAGCGAGTCAATAACAAACAGTACCTTAGGCCTATCTGCAGGATCTACAGTATCATAATCTGATCTATAATCCTTCATAAACTCACTAATAGTTTTTGCTACATCGTCGATCATACTCATCGACAAACGTAGAAGTTTATCTTCTGCTGTGTCAACACCTAGTGCTTTAAGCCACTTTTCATCAAGTGCGTTCTCTGAGTCAACTAGGACTACAAAGATACCTTGATCTTGTGCCGCTTTCACAATGTTACCACTTGCAAAATAAGATTTACCTGCACCGGATTCGCCAGCAAACACTGTTACCTTACCTAAGGGGATTCCTTTGTGGAAGTCCCCAGAGATAAGATAGTTAAGTGCGTAATTGCCGGTCGAAACCCAGTCAGTAGGATCGTTAAAACCTACACCTAGACCTGTAATGCTCTTGGTAAGATTCTTACGAAATTTACTAACGTCGAATGGTTTCGTCATGATTACTCCTTACGATTGTCTTGAACGAATCATTGCTAAAATGTCTTGAGCACGTTCGCTTGATGGTTTGTCATCTGAACTTGCTGTTGCAGTTGCTTGTGCTACCGCTGGTGCAGGTTCTTCTGCTTTAGTTTCAACAACTGGTGCTGATACTGTTGCAGATGCAGATGGTTTTGATGATACATTTGGATCACCTGTAGATGCACTCATTCCTGGTGCTCTAAAGTATTGACCCCAACGATCTGGATCATATGCTTCGCCATCAACTGATGCTTCAAACATTTCAGTCATTACTTTAACTTCAACGTCCGAAGGTTTCTTAGGTAAAAAGTCATTTAAAGTAAACAACCCATGTGTATCAATTGCTGATTTTTCATCATCACTTAATGCACGTTCTCTACGTGACCATTGTGAAGTTGAATAGTCTGCATATCCACCTTTAGATGTTTTCTTAATTCTAAAGTCTACACCTCTTACAAAATCTGTAGGAAGTTCTTCCATTTCAGGATCCATTAATGCACCCTTGATAATTTGGAAAATTTGTGGACCAATAATAAAACGTCTAATTGGGTTTTCTGGTTGTTCATCATCCTTAAGTGGATTTTCGGTTACGAAACCTTGGAAGATATATGATTTTTTCTTCCAGTATTTACGACCTTGATCTTCTAAAGATTTGTCTTTGAACCAACCACGTACTTCTGATAGAATTGGACAAGTTTCTCCATACATTTCCATACATGGAACGTTTACTGTCACTGGACGTGAATCAGTTTGTCCTTTGATACCCGCGAATGGAAGTTTGATCATCAAACGTTCTTTCCAAAAGAATGTTGATTCTTTGTCAGCATCTGGTAAGAATCGAAGCACTGCTTCGCTACCTTCTGCCATATTCCAATGTGGGTAAATTGCTTTGTCACCACCGCCTGTAGACTGACCGCCTTGGCGTGTTTCTTGCTCTTTAAGTTTTGCACGTATTTCTGCTAATGTTGCCATAATAAGCCTCCTTTTTTGCCTTTAATGTTTGTGCCTGTTGTCGATATGTTTTCTAACAACATATCTATATTATAGTTACCTTCGATTACAAAGTCAACTATAAATTCTGAAATTATCTAATTATTTTTGCCAATTTGTCTTTGATGTAGTCTAGTTCTTCGTTTGCTCGTTTCAAAGCGTTTGCTACACTAGGATGATCCGATAAACCTTTTGCAATTTTTTCAATTACGTCGACTGCTCCTGAATAGTTGCCGCCTTTGTATTTTGGATCGTTCAATACACCAAATGCCATTTTGATTTCTTTATCTGAGAAACCTTTATTATCTTTTTCTGTTGCTTCTTCTGTTTTAGCCATCGCCTTTTTAACTTCGTCAGCAGTCATTTCTAATTCTTTGGCTATTTCTTCATCACTGTGACCTTTGGCTTTAAGACTGTGCATATACTTAATGCTACCCTCTTCTACATCACTATCGTCGTCAGCAAGTTCGACCTTTTTACCTGTCAGTTTAGATACAAACTTCTCGACTAGATCCCCTACGGAATCGCCAAAACGCTTACGAGCGGAAATAACTACGCCTGTTTCGCCTCTTGGAAACGCTCCAGTTTCTGTGTCATAGAATGAGCGGACAAACTCGATAATATCTTCTGTTGATGCTTTTTCATCTTTAGGCTCTTTGTCATTGCCTGCTAATTTCATAGCACCATCTTTATCAACAGTTACGTCGGTAGTATCATCTTCCATTTTCATATCACCGAATTCTAGTTGGTCTAGTGCTTCAGGATCATTGGATTTGATGTAGTTGTAAATTAAAGGTCTAGCACACGAATCAGGATCTTTTTCTGCTAATGCTTTTAATGATTCAATAAATCCTGCATCGTCAATAATACCTTTTAGGCTTTCGATTGCATTTGTGGCATCAGGCCCAACTGCAAAATGTTTGTTTACTAATTTGTTTAGTAAAGCAACTTTGGCTTTATCCATTGATTCGTCAACAACGGCATCTGCCCAATCTTCAAACTCCTCATCTGGAGCAATTGATTTTGTTTCTACTTCTTCTTTTTCTGCAGACTTCAAATATCCAAGTCTATCAAGTTCGTCAGCAATCCATTCGTCTGGCATACCAGTTCTTGCTTTTGCAATACCATATGGCATTTCGCCGTTGTCGAAAAAATATCCAAACAGTGCTTCATAGGCTTCCTCAAAATCCATTATTGAGTCACCATCCGCAACTCCTTTAATGGCTTCAGGATATTGTGCTACAATTTTATCTAGTGTTGGATCATTTCCTTCTCTAGCAATATCTTCTAAATTAATCTCTGTACGTTTTTTGTGAATGTTGTGTAGTAATGGAAATACATCTTTTAATTCTTCATTAAAGTTTTTAAGTGTAAATGCAGATGTTAAATCGTTTACAATGTCTTCGCCTAAGTCTGTGTCAACTTGAGGTGCAATAAAATTTTCTGAACATTCTTTGTAGTATTGTTGTGATTGTAATCTTTTAATATGCGTTCTTAAGTTTTCTAATTCAACTGATGATCCTTCAATAATATCGTTTGAAGTTTGATTCATGAAATCTTTATTTTGTACATATCTTTTAAATGCTGTAAGTTTTGCAATGTTTCCAGAAGTTTCAATAATATGTCTACCAAAATCATCATGAGGAAGACCACCGTTAGCAACGTGACGTGTCATTGCTCTAGCACCTGCTAAATGATTGTATGGATACTTAAAGCGTTCACCCGAGTCGTTTTCAATAAACAAGGTTTGAATATTACGTGCTCTAGCACCTGTTTGCTCTGCGTTAATTTCTTTTTTGTGTCTTATAATAAGTCTTGTTTTATCAAGATTCTCATAACTTGATTTTGTTGTACCGTACATATTAGATTCCTGAACATTCTCTTTCATTGCCAAGTATTTATAGTCTCTTTTGTCTAAATTAGACTTTGCGATGTCACGTGCATCAAAGGCCATAAGGTGCTTTTTAGCAAAAAAACGCAGTTCTTTAAGGAAAGCATACCATTGATTTTCAACTATTTCCGGTGCATTTTCAAGCATATTTTGGCTATAATATATTTTTAATTCATTAGGATCTTTAATAGATATACTAACAGCACCTTGATTTTCACCTTCTACAACCCAATCAAAATCGAAAAAACGTGCTTGATTTTCATCAGATGTAGGTGCTCCTGCTTCGTCTCCCATTACTACTCTAGGAAAACGTGCCCTAATTTTTTCAAATAAAGATGATGATATATTTTCTAAACCCTTCATATAACTATTTATGCTATTAGAAAGAAACAAAGACCGGCATTGGAAGAGTATGTTCTTCTACTGTATCACGCATCTTGTCATAGATTGCTGGATCCCAATCAGCCAATATTTTTTGCATTCGCACATTTAACAGCGTAGCACTAACCAAATCGTCATGCTCTCCGGTTTTAGCACCATAGGTTGTGCCATGAGCCACATATGCTTTTAATTCTGAAATCAAAGGTTTGCTGTGTATTTTTAATTGTCCTGTTTCTAACAGATGTTTAAATTTTGCACACGCACCTATCTTTGTTTTGTGTGTTGTATTAAATCCTTTACGGAACTTACGCACATGACCTTTTCTGATAGGTTCACTTAAAAACATACCGTAGATGTTTTGTTCACCAAAATCATTGATAGATATTAATGCCGCTTCACCAATGGCATTGTTTTCTACACTGTAATATAATTGTGGAAGGTCGGGAGAATCTTCTTGACACTGTTCCATAATATGTTTATTAATTTCTGCAAGTACTCTTACCTGTGCTTGAATAGGTGTTGTATTGTGTTGCCATTCTGCTATCTGTTCGAAACTAGGTAATTCAAATACCTGTATGGCCGCATAGTCTCCTCCTGTACCTAAACTAGGATCCCAACTTACAACATATGTCATTTTAGAATTACATTTTTTATACCAACGTGTTTGTCCCATCTTGCTTGAAGGATCTACTCCTTCTAATTCTGCAAGTTTTACACTGTTGATAAGTGTTTCATCAAAGATTAAGAACTCACATTCGTGTTCACGACGGAAACGTTCTTCACCAATACGTGAACGTTCTTCTTTTGCCCAATCTTCGTCACGTTCAGGATGTTCACTCCAATGAGCCGTAAAAGCAAAGAATCCGTTAATACCTACTTCAGTGTCGTTACCGTGTTCATCAAATCGTTTACAAGCCTCCGTCCAAATAAGTGCAAACTGATCTTCGTCACTGTTAGGTGTGGAAGTAATAATTGCCTTACCACCTGTTGCTAGTGTTGGAGAAATTGCAGTCCAGAATTCTTTGGCAATAGTAGGATTAACGAACGCAAACTCATCACAGTATAGCAACGAAATACTCATACCTCGTCCTGTGTTGTCTGTTGTTGTTTGTGCTACAATACGCGAACCGTTATCAAATTCCATCGACCCTTTGTTATATGAGGTTACACCACATCTTATATGATCTGGACAGTCTTCATAAGCATAACGAATACGGTGCATAATCTCTTGAGCACCTGCATATTTGTGAGCGGCAATTAGCACAGTGACATCTGGATTAAACATAGCATACCACAGTAGATATCCTGCCGCCGTTGTAGACTTACCTGTTTGTCTTGGTAGCATATTGATATTAAATCTATGATCGTGATATGAATCAACTAAACGTTCTTGAAATTCAAATGGTGAAAATAATAACTTACCTTTTACAGGATGCTGTATATAAAAGAATTTTTTCATAAAGAACATTGCACCTGTATCTGGATTTGCACAGGCTTCTAGTTCTTTAATTTCTTTTTCTGTATACCTAGTTCTCTTATGTGCTTTTTTGACAAGAACACCATCGAGACTTTTACTATTTTGTACCATACTATTACTTATCTTAAATTTAGTGGCTGATTTTGCTTATTGATTGCAGTATCAATGAAATTGCGTAAGAAATCAAAGTGTGTGCTTAGATTGTCAAATAGTTCTAAATTTAAGTATTGCTTTGCCATACTATAACTGCTTTTACCTATATTACTGTAATATGTAATATTTAAACCTTTTCTAGTGCCATATTCAGGAAACACACCTGTTACAAACAAACAAGTATCTCCTAGTTCTTTAGCATTCTGTGTATAAGGCGTCTGAAGTTTTAGTAATGATTCAGCAAAAGATTGCTCAGGAAGAAAGTCCGGACGATCTATATGACTTGCCAAAAGGAATACAATGTAAGATTCAAGTTCAACAGGTAGTTCGTAACCGTGTATATTCTTGGTCTCACAAACAATATCATAGAAGGCTTGGATGTATTGATCCTTCATATAATTATTTACCGAAATACCAGAGATAAAAAAAGCCCCGCTTTTATACGGGGCTAAAATCCTAAGGTAGTAGGAATTTTTAAGCGTTCTTTTTAGCCATCTTAGTTGCAGTTGCATACATTACTGCTTCTGCATCTTTACCATAATTCTTTTTAAAATCGCCTTTGGCTTTCTTCATGCCTTTAACATATTTTTCTTTTGTTTTTGTTTCGGCTTTTGTTAATTTTTTTTCTGTTAGAAATTCTTCGTATGCTTTTGATATTGTACCTTCGATATTTTCTAAAGGATTGTCGCCTTGACTTCTTACAATTTTTTGAGTTTTACCTCTAGTAAATAATTGTGCATAATTAGGATCATATTCTTTGTATTCTTCTTCAGGTTCGTTGTCCCAACCTTCTTCTTGTTCTTCTTCACCACATGAACCAACTGAAGGGTCTGCTTTCATTACAGGAAGATTTTCTTTATCAGGCATCATGTCTTGACCAACTTTAGCCAATCCAGCAAGTTTCATAAGTTGTTGTAACACTGGTAAATCTTCTGGAGAATCTGAAGTAATAGTAATTGTTTCATCTACTTTTTTCTTCGCATCTTTAACTGCTTTTTTCATAGGTTCTTTTTTATTGCCGTCTTTATCGACATCTAAAAAGTCTGGCTTTGCCTTTTTTGCTTCTTCAACTTGTTCGCCATTCATTCTTTCAGTATTGCTAACAGCATCTGAAACAACATTAGGACTCTTTTTATCTAATTCTCTTAAACGTGTTAATACATCAATCATTTCATAACTAGCCATTAGTCTTCCTCCTTAAATCTTTCTTTTGCTTCTTTGGCCAAGCCTGCTAAAAAAGATTCTTTACCTTTTTCTGTTGTTACTAAACCATCTTTGTCAACAGCACCAGCGTCTTTGTATTCACCGTCTGTTAGTTTTGTTTCGTATGGTTTCACTTCAGTATCTACTTGATATTCTTCATATGGTTCACCTGGTTTGCGAACTCTGATTTTATTCAAATCATGACTAAAGTAATCTGCTAGATATTGTTTTAATTCTGTTGTTGTTACAGGATAGTTAACAGTTGTTTCATATACTGTTACTTCTGTGTTTTTTAATTCTGGAAAATCTAAAGGAAGTTTTTGAATTGGAGTCTTTTTAGCCGATGATAAGTTAGCAATTTCATATTTAGAAAGTGCTGTTTCTAGTTTGTTTTCAAAAGACTCAGGTAATTCACCCGCAATCTTAATAACAAAGTCGTATTGCTTTGATGCTTCTGCTAAAAATTTCTTAAATTCACTCATAGTACAATTCCTTTATATACGTTTATTTATCTTTATCCTTATTCAATATACGGTCTAACAGAGCGTTACGATCGGTTACAATAACGCTTTCTCCGTCTATTGTTTCAACATTATCGCCTGCTTTTTGATCGATTGCTTGTTTTTTAAGTTGCAATTCAATCATTTTTAGTTTTTTATCCAATTTTTGGCTTTTAGCATCTATGGCATTTTTAAGCATATTAGACGCTACTTCAAATACTCTACCGCTATAACGTGATTCTACATTCATACCCAAATCCATTAGATCCTCATATGATTGTTTGGCTCTATCTGCTAGATCATCCAATTCTTTATCCGCTAATTCCCCAAGTCCTTTGACCATAGGAAGTGCGGCAGTGATTTTATCAAATTCTGCAATAGATCGTTGCATACTGACAGTTTCTTTAACAGCAGTTTCTTTTGGCTTTTCTTCTTTTGGTTGTTCAACCTCTGCCATTATTTCTTCCACTTCTGGAAGATCTAACAATTCTTCTAGTTTCTTAGTCATACTATTACTTACCTTCTCTTGCCTTGGTGGAATAAATCTTTTTCGGTTATTACCCTAAAAAATATACCGTGTTGCTTTGCATAAGCACCCGCGGCTTCCCATTTTGCACGATTCTTGATATATTGTGCTTGATTATATACATTTTTACCTACATTTTCTCGCATGGTTTGATTATCTGGCTTTATTTCAATTATCTCTGCTTTTGTTTTTCCTTTTTTATTAGCATAGACTATAAAAAAATCTGGAACATATACAGTGTACTTGCCAGTTAATGGATCTCTATAAGGAATCTTAATACTTTCACTTGCCCATTTGGCTACCGCAGGATGTTCGTCACACATCTTCATAAAGTGCCATTCCCAACTTGATCTATATCTTGGTGTTTTGGTACCAATATATTTTTCAGGGTTCTTGAGATCGTATTTTCCTTGAGCAAATTTCATTACGCTAAAATATTTCTTTTTGCTATGTTATTAGTTTCAATTGGTTTTGCTGTACCTAGTGCTGAAGTTTTAATTCTATTAACATTTAAAATTTCTCCAAGCACATCACTTAATTGAACACTAGTAAAATCTTTTATTTCATCTAGTAAGTCTCTAACTCTTACACCATCAATTTTTGCTTGTTTTAAAACAATAAGTGCCACTGTCCTTGCCGCCTGTTCTTCCATTCCTCTTTTTGTAAAAAATGAAATTACAGTATCGCTTTCTGACGCATTAAACTCTAATGGTGCTTTACCATAAGCATCAAAATATTTAATAGTAGCATCAGAACTGCTTTTACCAACGTTAGAATTTAGTTCTTCTTTTGGTAGATTAGAGTAATCAGCCATTTACTATCTCCTCTAATTGTTTTTTGTTTAATAATATTGCGTGTTTCATATATCCTTTTATTCTGTAAGGTGCAGGCAACACATAAGGTTCTAACCATTCCCCAACATCTTTCGAACCCCAATGACTTTTTTGATCTTCAGGTAATAATTTATAAGGTAGTCTTTTACCACCACTATTCATTCCCAAATATATATGGCCGCCATCTTCTAAATAATTTATAATATCTTTAAAGAAAAACTTCCATTCTTTTTTAGTCCACACAGTTTCGCCTCTGGTTGAAAAAAATCCTCTCATGCAAGTAATTAAATTATATTTGTTTGGTAAATTTAACTTAGTATTTGCATAAACTAATTCTTGCACAACTTGATTATGTATATTTAAAAATTCATAAACAGGTTCGTAGTCGGGTCTATTTTTGATATCAGTTCCTACTATATCATGACCTAATTTTTTGCACAAATAAACCATCCAACCTGCACCTGTGCCTATGTCTAATATTTTTTGATTTTTTGTGTTATGAAGATTAAAATAAAATGCAACAGATAATTTTTCACCTAACCATTTTCTTATAGGTCCTGTGCAATATCTATTTCCTGTTCTGACTGCTAAATCTTCTAGTTGATTAGGATCAATGTTTGCTAAAGTCTGTGTTATATAGTCTTCAACTTTACCTCTTAACGGTCCTAGTTCATATTGTTCACGTAATGGAATAACTTTTAACATTTTTATCTCTTATTGACCGGAAACACCATTTAGATCTACTGTTATAGTTCCGTTGGCATTCTCTGTTAATAACGCTCCGTCGGCAGTTCTAGTTACTGTTCCAGTAGGTAACTGTCCTGGTTGCAGTCCAGTTGATCCAGTACTCTTTGCTTCTGTAATTTTACTTTGATCTAATTTGTTGGCACCAGAAACATTAATTGTTCTTTGAGTTCCGTTAATAATTGCCTTAGTGGCAATGCTTTCAACTTCTCTGCTAACACCTTCTTTTGTTAATTGTTTTGCATTTTCGATTGTGTTCTTTGCCTTGATTGCTGTTCCTATTAGTGCTAATGGATTTGATGTAACATTAGGATCCATTAAATCTCCGAACACATCAAGTCCACCTGCAATAACTCCACCTGCACCAAATAGTCCACCAGATCCACCTCCCATAATACTTAAAGGTGATGGTGTCTTGTCATAGTGTATGCTTGAAAACCCACCCGGTGATGATCTTACTGATCCTTCAGCATATCTAATGCCTTCGTAGATAACAGTCATTGAATTTTCTACAGGATTTGAATCACCTGCTGTATGTGATGGTGCGTCCCACTGTGATATCATGGGATTAATAAGTTGAAACTGTTTAAATTTTTGTCTGCTTAATTGATAGATACTAATCTCATTAAAAAATCTTCTAGAACGATTTGAATCTAAACCAAATTTAAAATGTCCTGAAGGTATAGGACTGTATGTTGGTGTTTGTTGCAGTGCATCTATGTATTGCGAATCAGCGTAATTATATTTGAAATATTGTTCCCACATACCCGATACAACATTTGAATTGTCATCATGAAATGTAAACGTTACAGGTGTATATTGTATTGCTGTTTGAATGTTTGTTTTTTTACCGTATTGATTTTTTGTTTCTGTGTTAACTTGCACACCCGGAAGTTTAACATTCTTAACTAACATACCACATTCTATCTGTGGTTGACTTTTTGCAAATCCAAATAGATCAAATCCAAACGGTACAGGTGCTCTACTTGCCGCACCATCAAATCCAAAATACACGTGATAAAGGAACCCTACCTTTGGTGCAAGGGCCATGGTGTTGTCTGTGAACAATCTAGCCGCGTGTTGATAATCACGCATATCACCTTCGCCGCCGAAAATGCCACCTACAACTGAACCGAGAAACTTTGTAATTTTATTTGCCATACTATTATTTAGTCATAAAAAAAGGCCGAAGATTTTTTAGTCTCCGGCCTTAATTTTAATAGTTTTATTAGCCTGTTGCTAAAGTTCTAATTGATCTACCAATTGCTTGACCAATACCATCTGGCTGACCAGCACCATTAGTCTGGATAGCGTTATCGTATTGTATTGACATTTGGATATCAACTGGATTTGAATCACTGTATGTTAACTGGTTGTAGTTAATATCTTGAATGAAACATCCTACTAGTTCAAAAGTTTCAAGGACGCCAGGAGCATTAGCACCATTTCCACCATCTAGTATTTCGATTCTAGTTTTAAATTTGTAGTCTATACCAGAAGCCGCACTCGACTGTTCGAAGAAGTCGAATTGTTTCTGTAACTGTTCGCCACATAATTTATTAACTGCATTAGATACGTCATCACGTACTGTTAATGCAATCGGTTGCCATGTGTGCTTACCAGCATAGTAGACCTTTGAGTTGTACACGTCAATTGCGATTGATTCAAAGTTAACGTTTGGTCTTGCAACGTCGATAACTTGTTTTGTCAATTCAACAACTGGACTTCCTGCACCAAAGTTTTCAAGCGTCACTCTAAAGCGATACTTGAGTTTCGGCATCAACAAGCCTTGTGTAGAGGCTGATTGATCACTTGCTAGTGGCACTGTGAATCTTGATAAACTTGATATTGCCATTTTAATTTGCTCCTTTTATAAATTTATTTATCACCATTATTGTGCACCTAGTGTTGCAATCTCACCTGTGTTCTTTAAGCGTAATGGAATGTAAATGAATTCCACTGCTTTCACTGGCTCAATAGCAATATCCAAGTAAAGTTCACTTCTGTCAATTCTTGCAGGTGTGTTGTTTGATTCATCACACACTACTAAGAAGTCATAAAGTGCTCTTTGACCTACAAGTTCTAGTAATAAACTCTCTGCCGCTTGTTTGATTTCATCACGTGTAATCTTATCGTTAGGCTCAAACATAAATGGTTTAGCCAACAATGTTAATTGACGTCTTAAGTACGCAACTAATCTTGCAACATTGATTCTATCAAGTGCTGAGGCATTTCTTGCTCTAGTAAATTGACCGAAGTTAACCAAACCACTACCTGTGATATAAGTTAATGGGTTAATTTTAACTTGTGCCATTGTGTCTCTAACACCTTCATTCAATGCAACTGCTTTGAATTCACCTTCAGCATCAATGTAACCTACGCTTGATGCGTTAGTAATACCACCACGTCTTGTACCTGCTGGTGCAAACCATGGATAAGAAACTGCATCACTTAATGCAATAGTTCTTAGCATCATGTAACTTGGTGGAACAACAATGTTGTTACCGCTCACATCAGTTGTAAATCCTGATGGATAAAAAGTTGCCATATATTCATCATATGTTAAGAAACCTTTATCACCATCTGCTAAAGCATTGTTTGAGTTGTTACCGTATGCTAACAATTCTGTTGCAGTAGAACCTAATCTGAAAGGAGTATCTGCTACAACAAATCCTGTTATACCTCTGTCTACGTTTAGATTAACAAGGTTGCTTGTTAATTCTGCGTATCCTGGTGCTGATAACAATGTAAATGTTCTTGTTTCTTCGTCTCTTAGATCATCGTTTGTATCAACTTCTGATTTAAGTGCCGCAACGATTGTTTTACGTTGTGCGTGTCTACCAAATAAACCTGAACCATCTTCTGCTGTTGTGTTCCATCCAACCCAACGATCAACTTTGTAAGAAGCCATTGACTCATCAGTACCACCATTGTAAGTAGTTCCTGAACCTTGGAATCTAATGTTACGTCCACTGTTGTCATTAAGGTTAACGTGACCTTTAACAAATTTCTTAACGTTATAACCTGAACGTCTAGTGTTCCATAACAACATACCTCTTGGATATAAGTCTGGATCTGGAGCGTCTGGATCTAAGTAATCACTTGTTAAGTATTCGCTGATGTCTGCCGCAGTATCACCAGTTGCACCAGTGTAACCGTAACGTGCATCTGCAAATAAGATACCATCTTCAGTAGTTTGATCAGCAACGTCAACAGCAACCCATTCTAAGTTGTTACCGTCCCACTTGTAAATGTTTTGACCATATACTTCTGAAGCAGATGAATCAACCCAAATGTCTTTGTTAACAAGTGCAGTTCCATCTGTTTGTGTAGTTGGCTCTGTTGCAGAAACAATAATTTCAGTTCCTGGGTTTACATTATGATAACCTCTCCATGTAACACCATCGTGTACCATCATATCAACTTCATCAAGTGTAGTTGAGTACCATAGTGTTCCATCTTCTGGTGTTGAACTTGGAGCACCTGCTGATGCTGTGTAAACTAATGGTTTCCAGTTAGAAATAACAATAGTTGCACCGCTGTTTGCAGGAGCAGTATAAACGTTGTCTGGCTTAGTAGTTACAAAACCAGCAATAGTTAACGGAGTACCAGCACCTTCTGTTAAAACAATTTCACCGCCTAGTTTGTGTGAAATTTTAACAGCACCAGTTGCCGTTACTTCTGCTAAAACGTTTGTTAAACCTTTAGCACTGATTGCCGCCGCCATATCTTCAGCAGTTGTACCTGTAAATGATACAGACTGTGCAGTTCTTAATGTAGCATCTCCGGCAATTGACTCGCTAATAGTAAATGTTTTTGTTCCTGCCGCAAAAGTTGGATTATTAACTCCACCTGTTGCTGTTGTAGGAGCAGGAGTTACACGTCTATAAATTTTAAACTGTGCTAATGGATCTGTTGATTCAGTAGTGTTTGCTTTAATAAACAATGTACCTGTTGAAATTTTCGTACCACCTGTTGCATCCATTGATTTGATTGCTTCAGCGGAACTGTTGTAAATTGGAGCCGCAACAGTTGTCCACAACCCTGTTGCAGAACTGTAAAGTTTTAATTTCCAACTTGCACCTAAATTAGGATCTGTTGATTTAATCCAAACAGAACCATTTGGTCTAATTGCATCATAAGTTGAAGCACCAATGTCAACTGTGTCACCTGACTTCCATTGAGGAACTCTAGTGTGTGAACTAATTTGTAGTGCTGGTCCTGAATAGTAACCTTCAATAATACCTAAGTCACCTGTGTCAACTGTATTAGGTCCAACATATGTACTTGTTGCATTTCCAGAACCGTCTCTTGGAATTTGAACTAAGATACCGCCATCTGCTGTTGATCCGTCCGCACTTGATGTTCCATCGCTGTAAAGTTCTAATCTACCAGCCAATGTAACTTTAGCACCAACGCCCATACCTAATGCTCTAGATTTAGTGTTAATTGCTTGTGCTAGTGTTTCAATTGTTGATCCACCGTTAGTAACAGTTTGACCATTAATAATAAGTGCACCACCGTTTGCTAATGAACCTGGGGATTTAGTTCCAACAATAGTTGGATGGCTTGATGCCCAAGTTGTTGCAGACCAAGTTGTTGCAGAATCAAAACCTGTATCATTAAAATATGACTCGTCTTCGGATCCTACTAGTACCCAGTTGTTGCTTGAGTTTTTGTACCAAACTTTATTTTCTGTATTCCAAGTAACAATAGCATAGTCACCAACTGCACCTACACTTGATTTGATACCACCATAAGTAGCACCACTTACGCCACTTAAATCACTTGCAGAAGTAATAATTGTCGGAGTAACATTTGTAAACTTCTGTGGTGATTTTTCCCATACAAAAATACCATAGTTTGAATCGTCTGTGTCAAACCAATATGTGCCATCTACTGCCGGACCTGCTGGAGCCGAAGACGAACCTGCTAGTTCGCCCATATCAACATCTGCTCTAACAATATATGCTCGGTTAGCCACACCCAAATATGAGTAAGCCGATTGTAGACCGTATTCGTTTAATTCATTTCCATGTAATGGATTGTTTGATGCATCTGTGTAAAACGTTGGATTACCAAATGTATCTGTTAATTCTCTTTGAGATGTAATTAAGTACACCTTTCCTGCATTTGCTTTTAATGTACCTGCGGCCGTTCCTGTGCCAGAGCCATTTGGTTTAGACTCAGCAGTTGCCACCATAATTAGTGGAACAGTTGCACCCGCGGCAGGCGTATAAAAACTTTCGTCAATTACGTTGACTTCTACTCCTGGTGATGATAGTGCCATTTTTAGTTACTCCTTTTTATTAAGTAAGTCATTTTATTACTTAAACATATTTATACTGTTCTCCAAAAAAACAGTCGCAATTCACATTAAAAAAGGGGTTAAAAAGGGCGGGTAAATACAGTTATGAGCAGACCTTTATGTAAACAATGTAAGAAAAGACCAGTTGCTATTAACTATTACAAAGGTAAAAAAGCCTATTATAGAAGCAAGTGCGAACAGTGTGCATCAGGAAGACAACCTAATATACCTTCATGGTATTTGTCTGGTTATCGTATGCAAAACAAGTGTGAGAAATGTGGCTTTGAAAGCAAATATTCAGAACAGTTTAACGTATTTCATATCGACGGTAAACTGAATAATACTAGGTATTCTAATCTAAAAACTATATGTGCTAACTGCCAAAGAATATTACAAAAAGAAGGTGTTACTTGGAAGCAGGGAGACCTAACACCTGATTTCTAACCTTTTCGTGTAGATCTTCTAAAGTACCATCGTTTTCAATAACGTCATCAACTTTATGTCCAACCCAAGCATATTCGCTTTGATGAACGTCTGGCCAGTCCGTAACCATTTTATCAACTAGTATCATATTTTTTACGTGTTTTGCTTCTTCGTTGTGTTCATTTTGACGTACAGCATCATCAAACCATTTAGGTTCTGGACCACGCTTAACACGAAATACTTTACCACGTAAACGTTTGATCATTTTAATTTCATTAGGAAAACGCACATCGCTAATAACAGAACCTTGTTTCATTTGCAACAATTTGTTTTCTAAACTAGCAATCCATATGTCGTCGTGAAAGCCTTTGCGTAGTACATCTGTACCCCAGTATTGCAATACCCAACGAGGAGTAAGTTTAGGCATACCTAATTTTTCTGCCCACCATTCATCTACTTCTTCACGCCAAGCACGAGACTCTTCGGTGTTGCCTTCAAGCATTTCTCGATCCCAGCCAAATACAGCCGCAACCGAATCTTTAAGTGTAGTTGCAAAACTAACACGTTTAAACCCACCTTCGCTAACAAGTATATCAGCACAGGTATCTTTTCCAGACCCAATCAGGCCTACGAAACCAATAATCATAGTATGTTTATGTATCTCATGTAAAAGTTTATTATATGATGTTAGAATAAGTTTGTCAAGTAATCTTTAGCCAATTATAAACGATAATGGTTTAGAACCATCGATATAATTACCAATTTCCTGTTCAAGTTTTTCCATTTCTGCTATTGCATCGGCTTTGAGTGCATCACCATTTAGTGAAGTACCTCCCTGTGGACCAGCAATCGTGGCAAATTTACCTCTTGCTTCACCTAGCATATATTTGCATACTGCTAGTGTATAGTCTTTAAGCCATTGTCCTGCATACGGATCATTTAACAATGCAACATCTGGTCTAATATTATAAAGTTGCAATAACACCTGTTCTGTTCCGCGAGGTCTTTGCATAATTGTTAATTTCTTGCTAACGGGTTCAAATTTAAAGTTAATAAAACTACCAAACATTTTACCCACTAGTTCTTGGTATCCTGCAAAAGCATAGTAAGTTGCTAGGCCACCCATTTGTGTCGAACTTAACAGGTATGTATTTGTGTAAGCAAGATTGAAAGGCTCAAATATTGTTCCGCCGTCTCCGCCGCCGGTTCTTGAGCCAATACTTCTGCGGAATACTTCTCTAACTTCCATAACTTCGTTTGGAAGAATATAATCATTTGTGTCTTCTTGCAGTTCTAGTGTTGCATAGGACTCTTCAACAGCGTTTTCACTTCGCTGTTTTAATTTACCTAACGCTTTTTCGAGTGCAACTTCATAATGATTAGGATCAAGTTCAACATCAATCATACCATCGCCGAGCATGGTACGTACATAGTTGAAAACCTTTTGTTTAACAGTATCTAAGTCGTTCATACAAGTATTTATATGATTGCTCCTTCAATAAATACATTTGTTATGCCAAGACTATCATTATATAAACCAGAAAAATCAGCGGATTATCGCTTTTTAGATCGGAACATTACAGAGACCTTTCAAGTAGGGGGTACGGATATATTTGTTCACAAATACTTAGGACCAGTTGATCCTGGTTCTGCTAATTCCACGCCTACACAACCTGCTGGTGAGAACGACATTCCTGAGACAAAAATACAAGATTTATTATTCTTAGAAAATAGAGATAGACGATATTCACAGGATGTCTATACTGTTAGAGGAATATACAACGTACAAGATATTGATTTCGATCTATCACAATTTGGAATGTTTTTGCAAAACGACACAGTGTTTATAACATTTCCGTTAAATCATTCCGTTGGATTATTAGGAAGAAAATTAATGAGTGGCGATGTGTTAGAATTGCCTCACTTAAAAGACGAAAATGCACTTAATGATTTTCAAGTAGCACTTAAAAGATTTTATGTTGTTGAAGATGTAACTAGAAGTGCAGAAGGATTTTCACAAACTTGGTATCCACATTTATTAAGAGCAAAATGTAAACCAATACTAGACAGTCAAGAATTTAAAGATATTTTTGATAAAGATTCAGGTGAAGGTACAGGTTCTACGGTACGTGATGTGCTTTCAACATACGAAAAAGAAATGCAAATTAATCAAGCAATTATAGATCAAGCAGAAGAAGATGCTCCAAAGAGTGGTTATGATACAAATAACTTTTTTGTTGTGCCTACAGATTCTGAAGGTGCTGTTAACTTAAAATCAAACGGCACGTTACAAACACCAAGTGGCAATTATTATATAGCATACGGCGGTGGTGATAAACTTCCACCAAACGGTGCTCCGTACACATTCGGTGCTAGTTTTCCTAGCGGTGTAACCGAAGGGTCATATCATTTAAGAACTGATTACTTACCGAACAGATTGTTTAGATATGATGGTTCACGATGGGTTAAGATCGAGGACGGAGTTAGAGTAGAACTTACTGAAAATTCTCCAACAGGTGTAGCATCATTTATTAACAACAGAAAAACTAATCAAATTGCCGGAGAGACTGTTACTGAAAAACAAAGTTTATCTCAAGCACTTAAACCTAAGGCGGATAATTAATGCAACATTTTTATGATGGACAAATAAGACGTTTTGTAACACAGTTTGTTCGTGCTATGAGCAACTTTAGTTACAAAGACGGTGCTGGTACATTAAGAAAGGTTCCTGTAAGTTATGGTAACCTAACTAGACAAGTTGCAATGATTATCAGAGACAACAGTGAAAATAAAGTTGTTAGTGCTCCACGTATTGCGGCTTATATCACAGGACTAGAATATGCAAGAGATAGAGTGCAAAGTCCGTCACACGTAAGTAAAGTTCATTTGCGTGAAAGAGAGTTTGATCCAAATACAAATTTATATACTAGTAATCAAGGACCAGGATATACAGTTGAACGTGTTATGCCTGTGCCTTTTACTTTGCAAATGAAAACAGATATTTGGTCTACAAATACAGACCAAAAATTACAGATTATGGAACAAATACTTGTTCTGTTTAATCCTAGTTTAGAAATACAATCAACAAATAATTATGTTGATTGGACAAGTTTAAGTTTAATAGAATTACAATCTGTTAACTTTAGTACAAGATCAATACCACAAGGCATTGATACAGAAATTGATGTAGGCGAATTAACTTTTACTATGCCTATCTGGATTACACCTCCGGCTAAAGTTAAAAAACTCGGAGTCATTGAAAAAATTATTATGAATATTTTCGATGAAACTGGTAGTATTGCAGATGGTATCATCGATGAAGGGAAGTCTTTAGGTAGTGTTACAGTATCTCCTGGTAATTATGATTTATTAGTTTTGAATAATACTGCAAAATTACTCGCAGGTAGTGAAGGGGTGATTGAAAATCAAGGAACCAAAGGTGAAGAAGTTGTTAGAACAGGAACACCTATTAGTTGGTTTAAATTATTAGATCTATATCCTGGAAAATTTAGAGCAGGAATTACTACAATAAGATTAATGAAATCTGATGGTAACGAAATAGTTGCTACTTGCAGTTTAAATCCAACGGACGAAACACAAATGGTATTAAACATAGATCCTGACACACTTCCAGGCAACACGTCCGACTCTGTTGATGCTATAATTGATCCTTTAAAATTTAATCCAACAACTGATAATTTAACTTCAGGTAAAAAATATCTAATTTTAAATGATATTCATCCAGCACTTAAAAATGATAGCAGTGATGCAAACATGAATGCGTGGCAAAATGCTGACGGGACTGTATTCAGTGCTAGTGTTAACGATATTATTACTTGGGACGGGTCTAAATGGAGTATTTCATTTGATGCTTCAGGACACGACAGCGGAACCGATTCTGCTCAATCACCATCTCCTGTTTACATAACTAATACATATACAGGAGTTCAATACAAATACGATAATGGTCAATGGACCAAAAGTTTTGAAGGTGAATACGAAGCGGAAAAATGGCGACTAGTACTATAAAAGAAAACATAATTTGCTCAGGTGCATTATTTTTTGCACTTGATACCCAACGTTTTTTATACTTACAAAGAACCAAAACTAAAACACACGGTCAGTGGGGTTTAGTTGGAGGTATGGCTGAAAAAGGCGAAACTCCTTGGTCTTCTTTGCAAAGAGAAATCAAAGAAGAAATTGGTGAAACTCCTCCAATTAAAAAAGTTATTCCTTTGGAATTATATACTTCAAATGACGAAAAGTTCTTTTTTCATACATACATTGCAGTAGTTGAAAAAGAATTTATACCTCATTTAAATTCAGAACATTCAGGATATTCTTGGTGCTTTTCTGATTCATACCCTAAGCCATTGCACGTAGGCTTAAGAAACACACTTCAAAATAAAACAAATCAAATTAAAATAAAAACAGTGGTTGATGTTGTAAACAATATCTAGTATAATACTATAATGATTAAAGTAATTGGTGACATAATGTTAGATCGTTGGATCATCGGCTCAGCAAATAGAATGAGTCCGGAAGCACCAGTACCTGTACTTAAAGAAGAAACACAACAATATAGCGTAGGTGGTGCAGGAAATCTTGCATTTAATCTAGCAAACTTAAATGTAGAAGTTAGTTTACATGGTGCAGTAGGTAGCGATAAAGAAGGTTATAAGGTAATTGAACTTCTAAAAGAGTGTAACACACTTACAAGTAATGTTGCTTTTGATAGCGAAATAACAACCACAAAAACTAGATTAGTAGGTCAAGGCGGCCAACATATATTACGTTGGGATAGAGAAAAACATTATAATGGTCAAGCACAGCGTTCATTAAATTTTAAAAATGATGATATTATTGTAGTAAGTGATTACAATAAAGGTGTTGTTAATTTAGAACTAATGAATAAACTAAAAGATATAAAAGTGTTTGTTGATCCTAAACAAATGCCACAAATGTATAAAGACTGTTTTTTAGTTAAACCAAATATGTCAGAATATGTAGATTGGTTTGGAGCATTTGATGTTACAAAAGCACAAAAACACTTAATTCAATTCAATTGGACTTGGTTAGTTGTAACAGATGGTGCAAATGGTGTTCATGTTATTTGCAAAGACAATTATTGGCACTACAAAGAAGAAGTAAGAGAAGTTGCCGATGTAACCGGAGCAGGCGATACTTTTTTAGCAGTATTAGTTTATGGATACAGTGTAAAAAATATGTCAATTCAAGATGCTTGTAAATTAGCCTGTTATGCAAGTGCAAGAAATGTAGAAAAACGCGGAGTACATCCTGTAACGTTTGAAGATTTATATAGAGGTGTTGTATGGACCAACGGAGTTTTTGATATACTACATCCAGGACATTTAGAATTATTAAAGTATGCAAAAAGTCTAGGTCAAAAACTTATTGTAGGTATCAACGACGATGACAGTGTTAAGAGATTGAAAGGTGAAGGTAGACCAGTTAATAGTTTTTTAACAAGAAAACGTCAATTAGAAATGTTACCATGGGTTGATGAAGTTGTAGTATTTGCAGAAGATACTCCTCAGCAAACTTTAGAAAAAATCCGTCCTGATATTATTGTAAAAGGTGGCGATTACACTACTGAAACAACAGTTGGCCATGAACTTGCAGAAGTTAAAATATTTCCAACAATCGAAGGACATAGTACAACTAATATAATAGATAGGCTTAGAAATGATAGTTAATTCTTTTATTAATGATTGGAAGTATTACGAAGACCTTTGGTTATATTATAGAGAAAAAGCAACACACGAACCCGAATTTAACACATTAGGGTTTGATATTGGTCAAAAAGGAATTCCAAATAGTTTTTGGTCTAAAATAAAAGAAGATTATCAAAAAGCATTAGGTATAGAGTTCGGAAAGATAATACACGTATGGGGAGTAGAATATTTTGACGGTGGGTATCAGACATTGCATAAACATAACGACAATACATTAAACACTGTATTGTTTTTAGATTCACAACCCAAAGAAAAAACAATGACAACCCTTAACGGGTTATTATATACTATGCACAATGATAATTATCAAACAATTACACCTGAACCAGGAAAACTTGTTGTCTTTTCAAGTGATGTATGGCACGGAGTTTATCCTGCTAAAGCACCTCGAAGAAGTTTTATGGTAGATTTTGCAATATGAAAATATTAGTTACAGGATATAAAGGATTTATAGGAAAAAATTTATCATCATATCTAACAACAAAAGGACATGATGTTGAAGGTTATGACTATATTGAAAATGTATTACCTAACCCAGAAGGGTTTGATTGGGTAATACACCTCGGTGCTATTAGTAGTACAACCGAAAGAAATGTAGAAAAAGTATTAACACATAATTTAGATTTTTCAATGCGTTTACTACAATTATGTGATCATTATGGTGTTAACTTTCAATATGCCAGTTCGGCAAGTGTTTACGGAAATCAAAAAATATTTGATGAAGATGGAGAATTACAACCACAAAGTCCATATGCTTGGAGTAAATTTTTATTTGATCGATTTATATCACAAGCAAGTATACAGGATTTTAAATGCTTAGTTCAAGGCTTTAGATATTTTAATGTCTATGGTGATCACGAAGAACACAAAAAAGATCAACAATCACCTATTAGTAAATTTCGAGAACAAGCACTATCAACCGGAAAAATACAATTATTTGAGAATAGCAAACAATATCAAAGAGACTTTATATGTGTGGAAGATATTTGTAAAGTACATGAGTTAATGTTAACCCAAGATACCAGTGGAATTTGGAATTTAGGAACAGGAAGTACAACTAGTTTTGAAGAAATTGGACAATTAATATCCAAAAAGTATAATTCACAAATTGAGTATATTCCGATGCCTGATAATTTAAAGGGTCAATATCAAGAATATACCTGTGCCAATATGGACAAATTAAATAGTATAGTTGATGTTAAATTTAAAACAGTCAAGGAATATTTAGATGGAAAATAAAAAACGTTTAACTGGAAAAGTCGAAAAAGGTTGGGGTTATGAACTAATCTGGGCAACCAACGACAAGTACTGTGGTAAAATTATGGTGTTTACTAAAAAAGGTAACAAATTTTCCATGCACTTTCACAAAGAAAAAGATGAAACTTGGTTTGTAAACAACGGTAAGTTTTTACTAAGATGGATTGATACCAAAGAAGCAAGACTATATCAGCAAGAATTAACAGAAGGCCAAGTTTGGCACAACCCTCCATTACAACCTCATCAACTAGAAGCACTAGAAGATAATAGTTCAATCACTGAAGTTAGTACAGCAGATAGCGTTGAAGATAATTATCGAATTGTTCCAGGCGATTCACAAAAAGATGTTACGCCTGTGCCTCAGACCAACGTAAAATAACATTAGCCTTAGTAGAACTACCTGAAGTTTTAAAGATGTTAATTGCTAACACGTCTGGACCGTTCGGGAACGTACCTCTACCACCTAGTGTAGTGTTAGTTAATTCTTTAATAGAACTTAAATCTAGAGTTGATCTTTCTCCCGGATTCGCAATGAATGAGAAGATAGTTTCTCCTGGTTGTGCATACGGTGGGTTACCAAATGTAAACGTAACCGTTCCTGACGCTGTAATGTTTGTCAAGGACGTTTGAGAGAATCGAACCAGATAGTATTCTGTAGAAGCACCAATTGTAAATGGACCTAATACCTGTGAAACCGCAGTACCTGCCGGGAATTGGTTTGCTCCAACATCTGTTTCTGTACCAGCAATAGCACCAAGTGCCTCCCAACTTGCTTTAGTAAAGTACAAGTAGTTAGACTGATTAAGATCTCCGGCAAATGTTAACTGTATGTTAGCATTGGCATTTAAGTTTTGTGTAATGTTGGCACTAAATCTTAAGAAATAGTAATCTACTCCAGCATAATTATAAGGACCGCCAACTCCTGTAATTGTTGTTCCCGCAGGAAACTGAGAACTGTTTACAACGACATCAGTTTTAACACTTAAAACATTTCCTGATACATATGCGTTTGAGTTTTCCCAAGAATCTTTTGTTACATAACCATAGTTTCTACCTGCAAATACTCTAAATGCGTTGTTGTTAGGTACGGTAATGTTAACGTTTGTTGATGCTAGAGTAGTTGCTGTTCCTGTTGTTGTAGATGCACCACCGTTCCAGTTAACAGATCCACCCGGAGCAATTTGAGCAAAACTTGGTTGACCACCCTGTGCTAGTCCTGATAATCCTGTCCAACCAACGTCTGCTGGATTTACAGGATAGTTCTGTGGATTAAGCACACCCTGAACAACAAGACCACCTGTGCTTGTATCTGATGTAATTTCTAAACCTTCTAGTAGCAACTGTGCTCTATTAAGCAATTCACGTTCACCTAGGTCACCAATGATAGCGTTTGATACGCTTGGTGCTAGTCTAATCATGAAAGATGTTGCTTTTGTTGTGCTAATATCAACGCCGGTCGCCGCGTAACTAAACAAGTATCCACGATCTGAATCAAAACCACCGTCTGTAATAAACGCCGAACCCCAGTGACTAATAATTGGAGTTGTTGTGTTACTAATCAATACCACACCCGTCTTGGCTTGATGGACTGCGGCCGCACCTGCTGTATATGTTCTTGTAGATCCAGCATTAAAGTTAATTAAACTTGCTGAACGTGTACAACCAGTTAGAATGTTTGAGTTGTTATTATCCTTACCTGTGTATGTAATTAATTCGTTATTAATATAAACTGTTCCACCATCTATTGGAAAATCATCTGCATTTTCTAATGTAAGTGTTGTATCTGATATTCCAACTGATGTTGCTAACTTACCAACAGCACTTTCGTTAATAATTTCATAACGCACAGGCATATTACCTGTTCTCATAAACGCTTCTGTGTTTACGTTTGAGTTACGCATTCTGTGGAAGAACACAAAGTTACCATCGGATCCTCTAAGCATATAATCAATAAATCCAGCACCATACCATGAATATTGAATTCCGATCATCTGCATTTTTGATATGTCTATATCGTAACCGCTTGGTCCTGTGCCGTCTAAATGATCCAAGTTAAAGTTTTTCTGTACAACACGTTTATCAACTACTTTTGCAACCTTACCAGCGGTAACGTTAGTAACTCCTCTAAAGTCAGGAGATACATCCATAGATGTTTGTGATTGAATTCTAGTTACAACGTGTGTCATACCTCTAATAACAATTCTGTCGCCAACTGATAACTGATCTTGGAATCGTGTACCTGTACCAGTAACTACGTTTGAATCAACAGCAATATCTATCACACCTGAAATCTGGAAAGTAGCACTGCGTTGCACAACAGCAAACTCTCTACCGTTGTATTCCATAAAGATACCATTTTGGTCATCGTATGCACCCGCTCTAACAGTAGCACCGTGCCAGTTTAGTGTGCTAACCTGCGGATTATCTGAAAGTGTAGGTGTTGTATTACCTAAATAATATTTGGATCTAACTGTAAACGTTCTTTCATTGATAATTGTATCAACTCTATAATCGCCGTTATAACCACCGGTTTGAATTCCTAGTAATCTAACTACACCACCGACCTGTAATCCGTGGTCAACGTCATCAGTAACAACAGTAATTACACTGTCATACCCTGTACCATTTGCTGTAACAGTTAAGATATCATAACTCGGAGCAAACAAGGCACCAGTTGTGTACATAATACCTTTACCTGACTGATATCTAATATATTTTTTACTCTGTCTAATCGCCTGTGCACCGTGTTGTGGTCCACCTGTTCCTAACTGCACACCACCATCAAATGGTCTGTGAATAAAGAACGAATCTGGTCTTGGATAAACTGTTCCCTGTAATTGTACAGTAGTATCAATTGTTCCTACCGATCTTGCTTGATATGAAATACTATCTAAAGAACTAATCTGTGTTGCAATAAAGGCACCTGCCGTTAATTCGTGATTTGTTCCTGTTGATTGAATTGTTGTAATGAATGTTGTTCCTGGAACCATACCGTGAGCGGAAGGAAAGTTAACAGTTATTGTAGCAAGTGCTTCATAGTCAACTGTGGCACCTTGCGGAATTGCCTGCACAGTTGCTTCTGACATTGTAACTGTAGAATAAAAAGTAACAACATCGCCTAAACTTGCTGTACCTTCATGTGATACACTTGCAATATCTCCACCTGGAGCATTAACCGAAACAATGGTAATAAGTATATCATTGGTTGGAGAACTTCCTCCAACTGATTGTCCATTAACTAAAATTCTATCACCGTCTCTATAATTGTTACCCGGTGTATTAATTGAAACTGTATATCCACCGCCTGCTCTCACAACAGTGAATGATCCACCGTTACCAATTGGTGAACTATTACTACCGTTAACATCGTTGTATGTTCCAAATCCAGTATAAGCAGTACCACTGGCATTTGCACCTGTGATACCTCCGTTAGCATCAACACCTGAAACAGTAATAATCAAATCGTTGGTTGGTGAAACACCACCTAATTGGCCACCATCGATTACAATAGTATCTCCTGTTCCATAATCTTGTCCAAGGTCTGCTCCACTATTCGCAATCGTTACGCTGTAAGTACCTGCAGATGTTGAAACATCAAATAGTGCACCAAAACCAACTATGTTTTGAACGCCTTGAGCATATCCTAAATCTTCATATGCCTGGCTGTTTAAACCAGTACCTGAAGCAGTAAATGTTAAAATAGATCCATTTTGGTCAACTGTTGATACAGTAATTGTTAAATCGTTTGCAGGACTGACACCACCTAATTGATCTCCTGATATTAACAAGTTATCAGCCGGTGAATATCCGCTACCACCACTGTTCAATTGCGGTGTATATACTGTTCCTACTTTTTGTACATCAAATGATGCAAAAGTTCCTGCTGAAGATGTTGTAATTATTAATCCACCGTATGAGGTATTAGCATCTGTGGCTGTTCCTGATGCACTTAAGGATGTAATTTCACCACTTGCTCCGACACTTTGAACTACAACAATACAATCATTTGTACTATCACCACCTAATAAATTTCCAGGAATTCTAATTCTATCACCTTGAACATAACCTATTGATGTGTCAGGACTGTTGTTTGAAACAGTATAACTATTATTCTCTTTCTCAACATCAAATAATGCTCCACTTCCGCTACCACCTTGTGTGACGCCACCAAAATTGTTATACTGAGCAACACCATCAAATGCAGTTCCTGAAGATGTAAAAGTAATAATTTCGCCTGGAGTGTTTGCTTCTGTAATTTTAATTAAAATATCATTTGCGGGACTATTTCCTCCAACTTGGTTTCCAGAAATAGAAATGTAATCACCTGATTGATATCCAGTACCTATACCGTTTAATAGAACACTGTACACACCACTGCTGTTTGTAACATCAAATGTTGCACCATTACCTGAAGGTTGTACATTATCTCCTTCAACAGCATTATAAGTTATATTATCGCCTGATAGTGATTGTCCTGTATTTGCATGAACATTAATTGTTGTTCCAACAACACTAGATACGAACAAAGTTGAACCGTCACCAATGTCACAAGCCATACCTTGTTGAATTCCTGTTGCATCATCAACAGTAAAATTACCTGATCCTAGTGGAAAATCTCCTGCCACATTTGCTGTTAAGATTGGATTAGCACCGCTACCAACAACACCAGTTACCTGAGATCCAACAGGAATAACATCTAGTAGACCGGTAGGATTATAAACTAATGGTGCACCAAGTTCTGGTACAGTTCCTATAAATGGTAATCTTGTGTCACCTGAGTAAGCAGGTAATGGTAATGTAAATGATCCTGAAGATCCATTAGACGATACTGTAAAATTCGGACTTTGTGAAATATTCGAACCTGTGTAAAATCCGCCTTTTCTTAATTGCGTATATCCTGTTGATAACGTTTGTCCTGCTTGTGTTCCAACCCTTGCTTTCGCATAGTAACTAAACTTATTGTCCTGAGGAATAGAAACAATAACAAACGAACCTTCCGCTCGAGCGGCACCTGAAATCGAATTTTCTAATGCCTTGATTGTAATAGGATCGCCTTCACTAAATCCGTGATTACCTTGTGTGGTAACTGTAATTAAACTTTGACCAATTCCGCCTGTTCCTGCAGAAGCATCTGTTACAACACTAACAACTTCAGTATCTGTACCTGGAATTTCATAAATTGAAGGATAACCTCTTAGTGTTCCAATGGCTTGCCACTTAGTTGGCTGAAGTCCATATTCAAAGTCAGCGTCAAGCATTGATAACGGAGCACCAACTCTATGTCTTTCAATAGCGTCAGTACCAAAGTCATATGGTCTTGTTCTTACTTCTTTATCTTCTTTAAAAATCTGTATTTTATCAGTGGCTAAATGATTTGATGTATCATGATACAATTTAATTGTAGTAACATAATCGCCTGTTTGTAAAAACGAAGGAAAATCCGCATCATATGTTGTGTTTAATGAATCTTGTACAAATCTTCTTTGTGAAGTATCTACCTTTTTAAACTCACAAAGTGCAACTCTTTCCGGATCAGAGAAGTTAAAAATTTGTTCTCCTCGGCTTACGTTTGTAATTAATAATAAATCTTCTTCTCTAACTCTTTCAGCAACTTTAATTCTACCATAACCCGCTTCTTCAATAGCAGGTAGTTCACTTAAACCTGTTCTAATAACTTCAATTATAACATTAAATAAATCTTCACAAATAGTAAGGGCATCAAGTTCAGCAGTTTTAGTATTATCAATTACTTGAGGTACAGCATTTTGCTGTGGATCTGCTTGTACTTGATTAGTAAGAATGTTTTGTGTAACTAAATCTCTTAAAAATGTGTGCGTTTCGATCTCTGGAGTACGTGATCCATCCACCTGAGGTGTGTTACCATCCCAATAATGATTGGCCACATATTCTGTTTCTTCGTTTCCGCCGTATCTTAAGTCATGCTCAATAGCATCAAGGACATAATTAATATCTCTAGTACATTTTGGAGAATCGTATGTATACCCTGCCCAGTCGCCTTGACCAAGTGTTACCTTTGCGGCAAGAAATGCTTTTGCTTCAGCCAACATAAAGGCTTTGTTTGCATTATATAGTGCCCATCCGTTTGGATGTTTGTTACCAAGATAAGAAATGCCTGGTTTAAACACATATTGGTCAATTTTTTTCTTAGCCATGTACTAAAATTCCTATTTTAATCACTATTATTTACCTATAATCCGAACGCTACGGCTAAAGCCGATGCTGTTCTATCTACATAATCTCGTCTAGTTGCTTGATTCGATGTAGGAGTTACATTATTAGTAATTGTTACGTGTGTAAAGTTTCCTTTGCTAGGATTTGCCACACCTATTGTTGTATTATCAATCGTGCTGTTTATAATATCTGCTTGTAATCCAGCACTTGTGAATTTTACTTCTCTTCTAGTTGCCGTTACTGCATCAGCGGCGGCACTTACAAATATATGTTCCGATGTATCCGACGAAACACCAACATCAACTGTAATTGTTGTTGACGTAGTTGAAATTATAGAAATATTTTTTTGATAAACACCGTCAGCACCGCCGCCTATACTGTTAGGAACACCTGAAGCACGTGGATAAGCATGGGTAGTAGAATGACTGTCTTTTGCACAAGTGAAAACTAAACTTCCTGTTGCTAATTTGATAACATGATCTGTTGTTAAACTATGAGTTCCGATAGTTAATTCCATTATACCAGTGCTTGGATTGTAAGTAGCACCTGTTGGTGTAAATGTTGTTTCTGTCATATCACCTAATCTAAGTGTAATATAACCTGTTGCTGATACTACTAAATTACTAGATGAACTTCCATCGTCGGGTGCTCCGATTAAATTAGATTGAATAGAACCTGCAAACACATCGTTAACAGATATGTCGCCAACAACGTTAAAGTTGCCACCGACATTTAAATTTTTTGCAATTCCAACACCACCCGAAACAGTTAAAGCACCTGATGTTGATGATGTAGACTGTGTTATATTTGTTGTAGCAATTTTTCCAGTAACACTTAATAAAGCATTAATGTCTACTTGATCTCTAAATTCTGATGTACCTGTAACTAATAAAGATGTAAAAGATCCTTCACCTGTAATAGTGGGTTCAATTAAATCAATAGTTCCTGTAACACTTCCGTCTTGATTAGAATAATATATTCCGCTAGGAGCATTGCTAGGAATAACCCAAGTCATAGTTCCTGAAGCGTTGTTATGTGCTAATGGTCCTGTAATTGTTACACCATTATCGTCGACAAAAGTTATACCAGTCTCATAATCGTTACCCTGATTTGTTCTAATACTCCAAGTAAATGCTCCTGTTAATGATATATTAAATTGATAGGTTTTTTGTTTTGTTAAAGTTAATGTAGGATTAGATGCTGTTCCATTTACTTCAAAACTTCCTCCGCTATCTTTAACAGTAAAAACTTCTTCAACGCCACCAGCACTATCTTCAACAATAGGTACTTCACTGGTAATAGATTTTACAGTAATATTGCCCTCAGTATCCACTGAGAATCCTGGTGAATTAAAACCGTATTTGCTGTAAAAAGGGTTGAATGTAATAGCCATAATTATCTCCGTCTATAGTATTTATCAATACACCTATATATAAAGAAAACGCTTTAATTAAGCAACAATAGGGTTGATAGACTCAAAATATGTGGCTTGAAAAATTGCTTTTGTTTTGCTGTAATCTATACCGGAAACTGCTTTAGCAATCAGCGAAAGATTTATATCTACGTATGAATTGTTTACTACTGCTTGTACATCGAGTATATTTTGACCTAGATCTGCTTTCCCGTAAATTGTTAAATCTGCTTTATCAGGACCTGCTACAACAATGCACTTGATTATTTCTTTTTGTGTATTGCTGAATTCTGCAACAATAGTGTACTCGGCGGCCATAAATGTTCCCATATGCCATCGATCTAACCTTGTTGTTTTACCATCTAAGAGATAAATCCAAGGACCTCTGTAGGAGAATTGAGCACCGTTTTTTAATACTACGGTGCCTTTTTCGCCTTTGTCAAAAACTTTATTAGCGTCGATCGTCATACTACTATTTAGTATTTGCGACTTTTACTAACTTTCCGTATTCTGGTAGATATAGATATTCGATTTGACTCTTTTTAAGTGTTTGTAATGCATCGTCTAGTGTTTCCACTAAAGGATCACCACCTAAGTTAAATGAAGTATTGAATATAATTGGACAATCTGTTTTTTCTTTAAACTTGCTAATCAAATTATAATAATGTTCATTTTGTTCTTTTGTAACTGTTTGTATACGGCAGGTTCCATCAACGTGAATAATTGAAGGAATTTTTTCTTCAATACCTGGTTGACAGTTTACAGCATACATCATGCTTGGTGATTCTTCCATACCTCGTAGATCAAACCATTCATGTACATCTTCTTTAAGAATTGTACCAGCAAAAGGACGGAAATATTCTCTGTGTTTTACAGTGTTAACAAAATCCTTACCGTCTTTTTCTCTTGGATCAAAAAGTATGCTTCTATTACCTAATGCTCTAGGACCATTTTCACAACGACCTTGGAACATAGCAACAATGTTTCTGTTAGTTAATAGTTCAACTACCATTTCGTTTGATGCTTCAAGTATTTCGCCGTTAACAGCATCCACTTTTTCTTGAAGTTCTTCTTCTGTGTAGCAATATGCTGGACCTAAGTATAAATTGTCAGTCCATGTTTTGATAGTTTCGTCCTGAGAAATACTTCTATGAATAAACATAGCCGCACCCATAGCCGTTCCTGCATCACTAGAAATCGGTTCAACATATAAATTAATATTGTTCTTTTTAAGTGTTTCTAAATAATGATAATTAGCAACACAGTTTAATGCATATCCTCCAGATAGCACAACATTTTTCTCTCCTGTCATTTCAACGGCTTTAAGAATTAATTTTAACACTTCTTCTTGTGTTTCTTGTTGTACCTTATATGCGAGGTCTCTTCTATTTTTTAATTTAGTATAGTCTTTTTTCTCATCTCCGCCATTAATACCAAGTTCACCTTCTAGTTCATCATACATTAACGCATTGATAATAGAACTTTGAGGATAGTTTGGAATAATAACGTTTCTGTTTGTAAGAGTTACTTTACCATCTCGAACAAAAAGACTTGGGATTTTATCATTAGGCTCACCATATGGGAAAAGTCCCATAGTTTTTCCTGCTTCAATTGAACTGAAGCCACAGTATTCTGTTACTGCCTCATAGGCTTTTGTAATACCAGCGGTATCAGAAATAACGCATTCGTGTTTTCCATCTTCATTATACATAGAACTATCAAAGTTTGTATTAACAGCACCTACCATTGGACCACGTAAACCAATGTGTTTGTATAATGTTTTAAAGTTGCTAGGATATTCACAACTAAAAATAGTTTCAGTTTCCCAACCTGTTGTTTGTTGTCCACCAAAATTTAAAGGAATAAATGTTCCAGCACCATCAACAATTACTGCAACTGCTTTATCAAATCCTGATCTATAAAAAGCACAAGCGGCGTGTAATTTATGATGCACAAAACTTAAATCAACAACCTGACTGTGTTGATAAGGATTCTCTGCTCTACTAATTAAGCCTAATTTACGTGCTAATCCAGTATACACATTGTCACCTGTGTAGTCAATTCTACCTGCTGATTCGTCTACACTTTGCGTATGTGCAATAACTAGATAATCAAGTTTATCTGTGTAATCTAAAATTTTAACCATTGAAGCAAATGGGCCACCATCATACTTTTGTCTTGATAGTCTTTCTTCTTCGATAGAGAATACAATTTCGCCGTCTTTTAGTAGACATACACCTGAGTTATGTCCTCTAGCAATACCGGCAATCCATACTGGTTTTTTATTTTCACTCATTATTTTATCTCCTGTTTAGGATTCATAAACGGAGGAAGTCCTTTTGCTCCTCCGGCAGGTCCTGTTATGCCAAATTGTGATGGCATTGCTGGAGCCATTGCCGCTGGTGTTTGTGGTTGCTGTGGATGTTGATGCATATGTCCGTGTTCGTGAACTACACCATGTACAGGACATACCTGTTGGTGTTGAGGTTCTTGTCCTTTTAATTTAGCAACTTTGACACTAGGATCACGTTGCTTAGGAAATTTCTTAGTCAGATCAACTGCCGCTTTAACTAAATCATCTTCCTGTGCATTGCTCATACGTGATAACCCATCATTCATTCTGTCAGTATGTTCATCTGGTGCAATTCTGATAGGTGCATATTCTCTTCCTTTTTCACCTGTATCAATAATCTTGAAAGTTTTTTCATTTGGATAGGAAATATTGATAGGATATGTCGAAGAAACAACTGATACACACGGAACGTCCAGTGCATATGCAATGTGCTGACCTACGCTATCACACCCGATAAAAATATCTGCGTCCTTAATTAAACCTGACCACTGTCTTAAACTAATACCTGCTGGTTGTGGAATAGGAACATCAAATTTTTCGCCACTAAAATCAATCTGCAACTCAGCCATGATCATTGTAGCATATCCTTTTTTCTGTAACTTTTGAATTATAGAAACTAGATTAGAGTATTCTAGACTGCGTGATGTACTATCGTTAAATATTCCATCTCTAAATTCAATTCCACGACCAAAAGGTTGAATAATTGCAACCTTGTCCTTACCGGTCATTTGTTGCACTTCGTTCATAGTAATAACACCATTAAGCATTTCGTCTTTGCTTAATTTAAGTGTAGGTTTTGGTAAATCTCTGGGTTCTTCTCTATTATTAAAAATAATATCGAAGCACTGTGCCAAACTTGCTTTTTGATTGTAGTAATGCCAAACTCTATATGGTTCAGGACTTACACAATTTCTATCTTTAATTTTGTCTTGAAACAAATTTTTGTGCCATACGTCGTATGCACGTTTATCTAAATCGTGATGACCTTTATAGAATTCAGTACCACCTTCACAAACAATGATAAAATCATCATCTGGATTTTCTTCTCTAAATTTTTCTAAACCCGGAATGGAAGTAAGGACTCTACCAGCACCGCCGTTTATAAAAAACGCTGTTGATCTTTTCATTTTTTTCCTCTAATCTATATTTTTTGCAGTCTTTATAATAGCATCAGATCACTTCTAATGCAAGAATATTTAACTAACAAAACTAGATGAGGTTTAGATCTTGGTTTTATGTATTTGTGGAAGTATCCGGAGCAACATTTGCCGCATTTGGATCTACTGGTTCTGGAGCGTTATCAACAGCAGTATCCTGGAAAGTTGCTAGTGTTTCCGCAGGCATAATAGGCATCTCTACCTGTAATTGTCCTGGAGGCGGATCATCTGGATTCATAACTGTCTGTGCTCTAGGGTCTTGTGGGAATGGAATCATCCATGGATCCCAAGTATCTCTTGGAAATTTAGTAGGAATTGATACTAAATCTTCTTTGAATGCTGTCATTTTAGCAATCATATCCGTGTTACCTTGTTCTGTATATGTTGCTATTGCGTCTGTTGCCTCTGAAACTAAACTTGCCGCCGCGACATCTAAATTTTCAAATGTCATATGCGGTCTTTTCCATGGAAAAGGCTTTTTCCATTCTTCTGCAACAAAATCGTACTGTACTTCACTTACTTCGTATGTGTGATCTGGTACAGGAATAGTTGCTCTAGAATAATAAACTGTTGTGTCTGAAGGATCAATGTCTGTTCTTGTAAATTCTGTTTGAGGATAGTCTGCTTGATCAACTTTCATCCAAAGAAGAGCACCTAATAATGGTTCTTTTCTAGCATCTACTAGTATAGCCGCCGCATCATTACCACCTTGTTGGTGCCAACGCTCTGCTTGTTCAGGAGTACCATCATATGCTTCTTGATCATAGGACGGAATAACATAACCTGTTTCTCTGGTAACATAACACCAAAATTTTGCAGGACCTACATATGTAAAGTCAGCAGTAAGACCTAACTCATTTGTATCGTATAGATACTTGTCAGGCATATCATACGTAAAATCTACTTCAATATTTGGTACATTATTTGAACTTGCCATATTATCTTTTAAACTCCTATAACTCTATTTACGTTTGATACCATGTGATTCTGATCATTCCTGGAGCACCATATGATCCACAATGGCAGTGTCCTGACCATGTGTAGAATGTTACGCCACCAAATCCTGGTACGTATTGTGGTGAAAGTCTTGACCAACCAATATTGTTTGCCGCCGCACAGTTTACGTAAGTATCAAAGTGTCTACCACCTACACCTACACCAACTGTACCACCGCATTTATTAACAAGTCCGCCTGGATATGGTAGATAGTGTTTATAACAGCAGTGATCACCGCATGATCTATTAACCCACCAACCACGCACACCGCAAATATTAATATCACCACCGTAAGCACACGCAGTACCTGAGTTTTGTTGACATCCACAGCACCATGAACGACAGTTACAATAACCTGTTACATAACATCCATAACCTGGGAAGCAGTAAGAACATCCTTCAATACCACCATCAGCACAGAAGTTACTTAATCCTGTACCTTTAATGGAAGAACGACATCCTCTAAATCCGTTTCTACCGTTGGTACAACAAGCACCTTCACCCATACACATATCATAACAGTCGCCTGATGATACTGAAATAGTTCTACGTGCATATGCACCTGATCCACCTGGTGCACCACCCATACAACAGCAGTTTACACCGCCACCGCCACCTGAGCCCCATGCTTCAAATGTAGCACGAACGGCATCGGTTGGAACAATAAAAGCAAAACAGCAATATTGTTGATAGTTACCAAATGATGGACAACTCCAACAAGATGATCTCCAAATTAATGTACAGCCTCCTGGTAAGTCTGTTACGCTCTCACCTGCTGGTAGTACTAAATCGTTTATGTATGATGATAGTTTTGCCATATTAATATTTACCTTAACAACAGTCGTTCCATGTTACTCTGACGAATCCAGCATTTCCTGGATAACCATAACAGCATCCACCACCACATGATGTTGCTGACTGTCCACCAACACCAGGTGTTAAACCTGATTCACCTGTTGCCCATCCAATATCAAACACACATCGTGCCCAGTCTGAGAAACAAGCGTCACCCATATTTCTTACATGAGAATGTCCGCCATTTTTGTTTACTAGACCACCTGGATAATGATACCATAATCCCCAATAGCATGGTCCACAGTTACATTGTGCCCATATAAATGAAGGTCTTCCATAAGTTCCTCCATCGGCACCGTAATACATTTTACAACATAAGCAACAGTATTGTTCTGTATAATAATATCCGCAGTTGTTACCTTGACAGTAACCATATCCCCACATAATCCAACAACAAGTTTTACCTGGGTTTCCGCCTTCAACACAGAAATTACTTAATCCTGCACCTTCAATATAACCTTTACAACCTAAAATACCGCAACAACATGAAGCACAACAAGTTGGTGGTCCTGGATAAAATGCGTAACAATCTCCTACAGCATAGTCGGCACCATTGTTGTGACCTTTTAAACATTTGTAAGCATATGCACCAGATCCTCCTGGAACACCTTGTTGACAACAACAAGCACCGCCACCTGATCCGCCACCTGCCCAAACTTCAAATTTGGCACAGTTTGCACCATCTGGCATACACCAATATAGATAACAGTTACCTGCGTAGTCTGAGTTACAGTAACATTGACAGTGAGGGAAGAATACCACTTGACATCCCGGTTCTAACGGTCTAATGTCTGTTGGACTAACTGCTCCTAATAATGATTTTAAATTTGCCATTTCTTCTCCTATGGATCCAATGTTATTCTTACTAAACCTGGGCCGCCTGGTCCACCGCAGTAACAGTTTCCGCCTAATGCCGAACCTGAAATACCACCTTGACCTGGTGCTCTTTGGTGTGATCCACCACCACCGATTAAACCTTGTCCGCCTCTACAGCCGTCAAATCCGCCCGGCATATTGTAAGCACAAAATCTATGCATATCCCATCTCATACCTTGCATTGATAAATGTCCTGGCAATGGCGTGTAGTGTTTATACCAACATGAGTTATTATTTTGACAGTGAGTTGCGATACCACCTAATCTACCTGGAACGCCCATATCACCGCCGAACCAACAAGCACAACAGTTTGGATATCTAGGATCTAAACAAACTCCACATCCAATACAGTTGAACATAAAGCAGAGTGAACAACCTGAGTTTCCACCTTCTGCACAAAAATTCGAGTACCAATAATTGTTACTAATCCAACTTTTACAACCTCTGTATCCACAAGCAAAAACTGGTGAACAACAAGAAGGTGGTCCAATACAAATTTGTAATTCTTGATTACAGTTTTGATAATTCTGTACACATTTTCTTACGTAAGCACCTGAGCCGCCGTCAAATCCCCATTGGCAACAGCATACACCTGCGGCTCCACCGCCGCCGCCCCACATCTCAATGGTCATTTTGTTGACCGAAGGATCAGGATTGAAACAGTGTTCGTGTCTACATTGATCCGTGTTATGTGAAATACCACAGTGTTGAGTAAATGTCACTTGGCAGGTATAATATTTTCTGCAAGGAGCATTAGGCGATGTAGCATCAAACTCATCACTCGTTGCTCTATCTAATAAACTTTTTAAGTTAGCCATTTACTTTATCCTTAATCCTCTTTTTTAATGTGTGCTAGTATTTAACTTAAAATTAAATTAAAATCCAGCCGTAAGTTGCTCCAGAATACATTAATGTTACAGTAGCATTGTTCAAGTTAAGATCTAAATTTTCATTTAAGTTTTGTATCTTAGAACCATTTCTTGCTAATGTTACATTGTATTGTCCGAAAGAACCTGTGACATCAATAATTTGGATAGTATCACCAGTGACTAACGAAGCGTTTGCAGGCAAAGTGACAGTAAAAGCACCACCGCTTGTATCAGCAAGAACTCTATCGTTCACTACCGCTTGGTAAGTACCGCTAATTTCACGGATAACTGCACCGCTTGTTCCAGTTGTTGTAATATATCTTCCCATTTGTTGTTCCTTATCTTATTGTTATTTATCTATGCTAGTGTTTCAATGCCCATTACAACACAACTCATTGCTGGGGCACTCGAATACGCTACAATCTTTTTTCCTGCGTCAAGCACAAGACCTGTTCTCTCCAACACACCTTTTGCTTGGATTTCAACGTCAAATTCAATCCATTCAGCATCTGTAGGTGTATCAGCGGCCGCTACTGCTAATCTTACAGCCGCCGCGTTATTTGAGCGGTTGCACATAGACACAGTAACAACGGAATAGGTACTTGCAGGCACTGTATAAATCGTGGTATTACTACCTTGTGCCATACTTGCCGCTCCTAGTCTTCCTGTTGCCATATTTTTTTCTCCTTTTTGTTACTTACCTTTATGATAATAACATCCTTTGTAACGCAACAATGTCTCCATCAACTCCGCCTAAGAAGTTCAATTTGGCTTTAACTTTGATTTCAACACCGGTTGTAGTGTCAATTTGATCTTCTTTGATCTCAATAACACCTGCGGTCATTATATTTACGTTCAATTCGGAATTACCACCACCAATTTGAGCATTAATGAAAGTTCTAATTGCTCGTTGTGTCGGCACAACACTGTCCGAGTTAGCCGCAAATGTTCCATCTGTACTAAACTCAGTAATTACTGCACCTGTTCCACCAAGTTCAACTGAACCCAATGAAAGTTCATTTAGTCCTGCAATGTTAAATGCATCTGCATCCAACGTTGCAACACCAGTGGACTGTTCTACTGAGAACAAGTCACCAACTCTAAAGTTACCGTCTTGGTCTGTTGACGTAAAGAACACTCTACCACCACCATACTGAACAGTTTCTTTTGTTGCATCTGGATCTACTAACGGAATTCCTGGATAGTTAGTATTAGTAAAGTTACCTGTACCAATATCTAAGAAATCGTGTCCTGTTAGTCGAACCTGTGAATATCTAATTCTTAATTCTACCGCATCACCATGCTCTGGTGCTTGGTTAACAGGAACATCAGGACTTAATTGTACTCTTGCTGTATAAGGTCCTACGCCTAGTAATTCTCTTACAGTAACAAGTTTAAAGTAAGGATTATTAATTCCTTTTTCTGCTGGAACGTTTGCTAAACCGTTTGATATTACATCAATCATAATATCTAACAAGTATGTTACTTTAGAAATCGTTTCATTCTCGCCATCGTTGCCTGTAATTGTCTGTGTTGTTACCACAGGCGATTGTAAAGTTGAGTAAGATGTGTTTGTTAAAATGTAACTATTGATAATAGTTTTTAACTGTTCAATAGCCGCAACCGTTTGTGCTTGTTGACCTGCTACCTGTGAAGTAGCACCATCCCAATAACTTTTTGATGCCGCAATACTTTGTAGGTTACCACCAAATTTAATATCGTGTGCAATAGCATCAACAATATATCCTGTGTCTCTTTCGCACTTGGATTGATTATATGAGAATCCGTTCCATATACCAGTTCCTGCTGATATTTGTGCTTCGATCCAAGCAATAACTTCATCTTTTAAAAACTCTTTGTTAACAGTTAATAGATCATAAGTGTATGGATATGTTTCACTTGTAATACTATTAAATGTTACGTTTGAACCAGCCAATGGTGGTTCAGTTAATCCTTCAAGATATACGTTCGCTCCAGGTTGATATTTGTCTGCATAACCATCACCTGAAACAGTAGCAGTAGCAGTTTCGTAACCAATACCTCTGTTTAACATTGTTGGTTGTGCTATTACACCGTTACCAACTCTAACTTCAAATGGTGCTTCAATTGTGTTTGAAGGATCTGTAATTGTTAGTGTAGGAGTTGTAACGTATCCTGAACCAGGTTCAAGAATTTTCATTCTTGCAATTTTTCCTGTGGCAACTACCGCTCTTATAAGTGCTTGTGCACCTGTTAAAATTTTATTTTGATTTGTTGTTGATGTTTGAATTCTAAACCATTGTGGTCTGTTTGAAACAGATCCGCCAACCAACCCAGCAAACTCTGCCGGAGAAGCAATTCCTGTATTAGTTCTTTGTGTCCAATTAATACCATCTGGTGTTTGAGCACCTTCATTACCTGATGTAATAGTTGCAACATCAAACGTGATATCAGTACCTGTACCACCAATACTTGCCGCCGCAATAGTTAATGTCTCAGCCACTTCGTAAAGTTTACCTGGATTTCTTACAGTAATTGTACAAGCACCTGATCCGTCAACATCGACATCAAATTCTGCATCAGCACCAATAACTGATCCCGTAGCACTTACACCTGTGTATGTACCAAGTGTTCTTAAAGCATCCGCGGCACCTACGTTGTTAATTGTTTTAATTTGTCCGTGTTTTGTTTGTGCCCAAACAAATGTTCCCATTTGATAGTTAATAAATCCTTCATGGTGTAGATATGCTGGATATGTTGCTTCTGTCCAAACAGTTCCGTTTAATGAATAATAGTATTTGTCACCTCTATCTAAAGTAACAATATATCTTCCATTACCCCATGCAATATCAAAATATTGTGCATCAGTTACAGTTGGAATTGGTAATCCAAATCCGTTCCATGTAATACCGTCTGACGATTTAGCCGCTTGTCCGTCTGTTGCAATAGCAACAAATTCGTTTCTTCCCCAAATAACTTTTAACCAATTTCCTGTTGTGCTTGGTAATGCTGTTTGTGTCCAAGTAGCACCGCTATCTGTTGAGTATGCTCCCACAGTAGAATCTTCAGTAATGGCAACCCATGTGTCGTTGATCTTGCTATATGCACTTGCAGTCCAAGTACCGTTTGGAGCAGTTGTTTGTGTCCAAGAAACACCGTTGTCTGCTGAGAAACAAGCAGTCGAAGTGCCTTTACCAAACACCGCCCAGTTGCCTCCGCCATCACCAACTAGTGCATTCCAGTTTAGTCCTGAAGGTAAATTTCCTCCAGCGGCAAACGTGCTACCGTCATCTGATCTTATTGTTGATTGAACGTTTTGTCCAACCGCTATAATTCTTCCACCTGCAATACCCCAGTTTTGTCTTCCATATTGTAATGCCGCTCCAACACCTTGTTGTGAGTCTGCATATCCTGGATGTGGTAATGTAATTCTAGGTTCAATTTCGTACTTTGTAGTTCCATCGATTAATGAAGCAATAGCAGTTCCTGGAATTAAATGGTCAAAGCCTGCTGTATCATCGGATTCCTTAAACACAGTTGCTGATTTTGATCCAGCACCGTATGTTCCAATGTAACCATACTGACCAACACCAAGACCGCTGGTAATTACAATTCTCATTCCGTTGTATTGACCAGTGTTTGCAGTATCAGTGTTCGAAATTACAATCGATGTACTATCACCTGTTTGTGCTGTATTTCCTGCTTGTGAATATTCAGCACCACCGAAGTCTCCTTCGCCGTCTGCATCAACATCGTTATCCAACATACGAATATCAAAAATACCACTGTCTCTAAATTCATCTGCAAGAGCAATAGCACCTGTTCCGTCACCAGCAAATTCAAAAGTTGCATTTGTATAATGAACTCCTGCATTTGAATATTCAACTCTTAAAATGTTTGCTTGGTTTGTAATAACATTATCAATTGTTGCTTCTCTATTTCTATTATTAACTGTACCTGTAATAGGAACTTCAGTAGGATCAACACCTTCAGCAACAGTACCAAATGTACCGTATGATGAGTTACCGTTTGTAGCACGAATCTTACCACCGTTCTCTGCTAGGTAACCAATGTGACCGTAGTATGAGAACACGGAAACAAGTTCTGTTCTACCTAGGTTAGTACACCATACACCAATACCATCTGATAGTACCTGTGTAAAGTCGTTGGCAACGATCGAATCATTTCCGCCGTCGTGTAAATTACCATCAATTTTACAACCAACACATCCTGTACCAAATGTTGTTACGTTTTGTACATATGGTGAACGTGTTTGAATCCAAACTCTTGGATCAGTTGGACCCCAACCTGGATCAAGTGATGTGAATGAACCTGCTGTTGGTCTTCTAGTTCCATAATTGTTAGGAGCACTTAAAGTTCCTGTTAGTCCTTGTACTGTACAATTTCTTAAACCTGTTCCATCTCTTAGATAGAACATATCTTCAGTTAATGAACCGTTAACAGCGTTTGCATAATATCTTGCATTATAGATTGTTCTATAATTTCCGCCGTGTTTTAATTCCCAAATAAATCCTTCAATATATTTTCTAACATCACGCTGACATTTTGCTGTGTTGTATGTGTACGCAGGATATGTTGCTGTAATGTAAGCAGTTACTTCTTCTGCCAAGAAATCTGTATTGTGTTTTAGCATTTCAATAGCGGCATACACGTTGTCATCATTCGATGGAACTGTGCTTGAAGCATAAGGATTAATTACTGGTGGACTACTGTCTTGTGCAGTATTATTCACATAGTATTCAACATAATTAATTGCGTCTTGAATTCTTGCTTGTACAAAAGTACCTTCTGCAGAAGTACCTGCAAAGTTTAGTTTACTTTGCTCCATCTGTGTTTTTGTGTTAGAAGGTGTTTTTATTATTCCTGTACCTTGAATTACTGTACTAATAATAGATTTTAAATGTTCATATCCAGCCAATGAATAGTTTGTGTCACTTGCTTGAGTATACATTTCAGCAGTTGCAGGACGAATGTTAGTTGAACGTAACTCGTCTCCAACTACCGCAGTAAATTTTGGAACAATGATCGGTAATACTTCATAGTATCTTCCTGTTTTTACAAAAATAGTTTTATTAACAACTATTTCTGCAGGAATATTAACTGTTGATGAATCTTCAATAGCAACAGCATCTGAAACAATATCAATTAATGATTCAATTCTTTCTTGAGCACCTGCTTCTTCAACCCAGTTACCATTTTTATACTGAGGTACTGGAGTTGCTACGCTGTTTAATGTTGCATAGTTTTGTGCAGGATCTAAATTTGTTAAAATTGCATCAGCAAGAGTTTTAACATAATCCATTGCGTTTGCAACGGCAGTATTTGCACCAACAAAGTCATCAAAATATTCTAATGCTAACGCTCTAGTTTCAGTGTTTCCACCTTTACCTAAATCAAGTGCTACTCTATCTACTAACCAACCAATTCGTGATTTCATATCTGCTTTTGAAACAGGATATGTAAATCCAACAAATGGTGCAACAGAGTTAGTTGTTTGATAATCAATATATTCAACAACCTGTTCTTGAATAAAGTGTCTATTGTGTTCTAATAATTGTCTTGCATTATTGTTTAATACACCCCACTCAATTGCTTCTGTGGCATATCTAATAGATGCAAATGGTCTATCAACAGTAGCACCCCATTGTGGGAATGTTCCGTCCTGACCTGATGGACCAACATAATACACATGATCTGTTTTACCAAAAACTGACCATTCTGGCATATTACTTGAATTAACAACAAGTACATCACCTTCGTTTCCGATAGGTAATCGTGTTGGTGCTGATCCTGAATAGTAAAGTAAATCACCGTCTGTGGTTAATGCACTTTGCTCATTTCCGCCTGCAATAATTTTATAATAGTTACCAGCAACATCTAAGTCTGGTCTTCTACCACCAACTGATTGATTTGAAATGTGTGCTTGAACAACAATATAAGAGTTTACACCGTAGTAAACAATGTCACCTAAATCATATGAGGTAACGTTTGTCCAATCACCTTGCCATTCAAAACCTTGGTTAAGTCTTTCCCAGTAAGTTGTGTTAGGTGGTTTGTAAGCAGTGTCGGCATGATCTTTGATACACAAATAAGTGTAACCGCCAACTCTTACCACATCACCTACATAATAATCTTGTGTGGATGAGTCATCACCCCAATCGCCTCTTAGGTTGAATCCTTTTAGATATAAATCCCAATCACTGGTATTTGAATAAGGAGCCTTACCTAAATTATTAGTTGTTGCAATATATGAATAACCACCATAAGAAACAATATCACCTGGCTGGTATTGTGTTTGAATATTCCATGAATCTTCAAATTCTAAACCTGGAACAAATTTTTCCCAGTTTACTTCGTCAGCGGCAAGTGAAGTAGTTGAAGTATGATGAGTTATACAAATCCAAATGTTTGCTCCATACTTAACAATATCATTTACACGATATCTTGTTCCTGATGTCCAATCATTTCTATATAAAACACCTTTATGAAAATACTGCCATTTGGCTTGATCTGCTTCTAGACCTTCGCTTGTTGTTCCTGACAAGTGACCTGTGATACAAACATAAAGTTGTCCACCGTATCTAACAACATCATTTGGTTTGTATCTAGTTTGTTCGTCCCAAGCATTTTTCCAATCAAATCCGTTTGAATAAATGTCCCACTTGGCTAAATCTGCTTCTAGTCCGTCAATGTCTGTCGCAACTGTTGTGCTTGAAGTATGATATGTGTTACATAGATAAATGTTTCCACCATACTTAACTAAGTCATTAACTTTATATCTTGTGTTGACTGTCCAGTCACCTTTCCAGTCTGTATTTTCTGTGTAAAGATCCCAGTCACCTTGGTTCTGTTCTAAACCTAGTGTTGCTGTTCCGGCTGATGTGTGACCATTATTTGCAACATAAAGTAGTCCTCCGTATTTTACTACGTCGCCAATTTTATAATATGTGCTGACTGTCCAGTTACCTGCCCAGTTTTGTCCATCGGACATAACATTCCAGTACGCACTATCTAAATAGAAATCCGCTCCGGCAGTATGTGCCTGAACACAGATGTAAACCTGACCACCATATCTAATGATGTCGTCCTTAACATAGGCTTTTGCGGTTACCCACTCACCTTGCCATACAAATTTAATTCTACCTAGTTTAAATTCAGCCATTGATCACTCCAATTGTATAGTTATTTACCATATTATGTATAACAACCATTATGTGCCGCCTCCCGTTTCGTCGGTTCCGCCCATATCGTCCGGTGCCGGAAAGTCGGTTCCTGCGGCAAAAAATGCCATGGCCGCTACTTGTCCGCCAACACCGCCCTGTGCTGTTAATTTTGTTAATACATTGATTGCTCTAGTTGGATCTTCTTCAAGTGTTGTCATAGTAATTGTTTGGAAATTAATTTGAATAACACCTGCAACCAACCCGTTAACGTTAATGCTTGTACCACCACCTGTAATTCTGTTTGCAACATAAGCCGCGATTGCTTTTTGTGTCGGGATAATTCTATCTGAGTTAGCAGTAAACAGTGGATCAATTGAGAATTCACTAATTACAGCACCAGTACCGCCTAAAGTAACACCACCTAAACTTAGTTCTGTTAGTCCTTGTAGTTCAAATTGATCTGCGTTAAGTGTAACAGTACCTCTAGCCTGTTCAACTTCAAATAATTCTCCAACACGGAAGTTACCATCTTGGTCAGTTGAAGCGTAGAACACTCGTCCACCATCTGATTGTTGTACTTCATTAAATGGTTTTGGTGAATTATCTGCACCTTCAACGAAACCTTCAACATATCTTTGAGGATATGCTGATTCTCCAAAGTTACCTGTACCGATATCTAGGAAATCGTGGAATGTTAAACGTACCTGTGAGTATCTCTGTCTAATAGAAATTGCCGCACCGTGTTCTGGTGATTCTGCTCTTCCTAATTTAGGAGATATATTAATTTTTGCTGTTAGGCTTCCTGTATTACCTGCTACGTTTTCAACGCTGGTAACTTTATATGTTAATCCGTCAATACCTGCGATGTCTAAGTTATCACCTGGTCCTGGTAAACGAGACAATGCTTGTACGTTAACGCTACCACCTAATTGGAAAATGTCTGCATAACCGTCACCTGTTACTGTTGCTGTCGCACTTCTAAATCTTGTACCTCTACTAATAAATGATGGTTGAGGTAATACACCGTTGGCTAATCTCAAATTCCATCTAGGTTGAGATGTAGATTGAGGATCAGTTATCGTCATAACAGCATTACCTGTTTCTGTTATAGATGTTGCATTACCCATTCCAGCGGTAGATGTTGAATGATAATAAAAAGTACTAGGTGCATTAAATTGGACTTCAATTTCGATATATCTATCTGATGCAGTTGCAAAATTATTAATAAATGCATTTCTAGTTACAACGCTTCCGTCGATGTAGTATAATAATCCTTGTTCATAATAGTTGCCACCATCTCCGATACCTTCGGCACTGTCTGCAAAGAAGAACGGATGTGTAGTTGTTGTTGAATCATCTTGTGGGAAATCAGTTAAAGAACTATCATTTAAATCAAACTTGTATGTAATACCTCTTGACATATCTAGATGTGGACGTTCACTACCGTCAATAAAGAATACATTTTGTGAATCTCCTGCATTTCTTTCAACGGTAACAGTTTTTACAACGTATAAAGTTTCTTCTGCACCACTGTAACCTGATCCTGGATCTAATAATGTAAACGAACCAACCCTGTTGTTTGAAACTTCAATAAATGCAAATGCTGTTTTACCTTGTCTTACTATTTCAACAATGTTTGATCCTGATGATTGTAAAGGATTACCTGAAGATAACAACAAGAATTTTCCAATATAGTTTGGAGCACCGAAACAAACGTGTGTCCATTTTCTAGAACCAGTTGTTGTTTGAGCAGTCCAAGTAATTGCGTCTTCAGATGTTGCTAATTCTGTGCTATTTTCTCTCACAGCAAGGAATACACCTTGACCGTACCCTAATTTCCAGTTTCCTGGAGAAGGCAGTGCACCTGTTACTTCAACCCAAGTATCTTTTCCGTTTCTTACATTGTAGTATACAGTATCAGTTCCTGGTTGCACACCAACAAATCTATTGTTACCAAATGTTAATTGATCTAAGTTTGAAATATTTGTGGTTGTAAAGTTTTCACTCCATGTAGTTGCACTAGGTGATTTAAACCAAATTCTATTTGCTGTTGAATCAAAATCATTTGTGGTAACAATAAAGTGTCCTTGACCATATGCTATACCACGAACAATTATTCCGCCGCCTAACACAACACCTGGTGATTCATATTCAATCCAGTTAATTCCGTCTGTTGATTGCCACCATACAGATCCGTCAGTTGTCATAACGACAAAGTATCCACTACCATATTCAATAAATCTACTTGATACCAATGAAGAGTCTTCAGCAAGTTCTCTTACTAGCCAGTTTTCTCCATCTGTTGACACAGCAACAATACCTTCATCAGCAACAGCAACAAACCTTCCGTTACCGTATACTATGTCTCTCCAACTCCATGAACCTGACGGTACATTAGGAGGAAAGTTAGGGAATGTTCCTTGAGTCCAAGTTACACCATCTAAACTTGTTGCATATGAATCTGTGTTTGGTTTACCAAATTCACTTTGTGCAATAGCAACAAATCTTCCGTTACCGTATACACAGTTTGACCAGTCAATTGGTACAGGAAGATTAGCAGTTGTTTTGCTGAATGGTGGTTTACTAAACTCTACCAACGGTTGAATTTGATAGTATGCTGTATCATCAATAACAGGTTCTATAGGAGTACCTGAAATTAAATGATCCCATCCTGGTTGACCATTTGATAATTTATAAACGTTTGCAATTTTGGTTGAAGGGTCATATGTGTCAATAATACCGTATTGACCAACACCAGTACCACCAATAATTCTAATTAGTTTTCCGTTGTAACCTCCGGTTGAATCTTCTTGAGTATCAGTTAAAGAAAGTGTCAACGATGTAGTTGTTCCTCTTTGACCTAGACCTTGAATAACCTCGAATCCAAATCCACCCGCGGTTGATGAATCACCTGGATCCATAAGTCTAACTTCTTTAATTGCACCATCTCTAAATTCTTCATATTCTGTAACAAGTCCGCTACCTGTACCTGAAAATGATTTAACTGATGCTGATGTATAATGTTCTCCGGCGTGTGTATAACCAAATAGTAAAATTTCATCATCTTGGTCTGTATAAACCACGCCCACTTGTGCTTCTTTAGTTCTGTTATCAACAACAGCAGTAATCGGTGTTTCTGATAAGTCGTATCCTTCAGCAACTGATCCGTAATCTCCATAAGAGTTGTTACCGTTTGTTGCACGAATTTTACCACCAATTTCTGATAGATAACCAATGTGACAATAATATGTAAACACTGATACAAGTTCTGTTAAACCTAAGTTAGTACACCATACACCTATACCATCACTTAATACCTGTGTAAAGTCGTTAGCAACAATAGATTTATTACCGCCATCGTGTAGGTTACCGTCAATCTTCATACCCACACAACCAGTACCGATTGTTGTTACGTTTTGTACATATGTAGATTTATTTGTAACCCATACAGTAGAATCGTCAGGTCCGGTACCTGGATCCAATGATACAAACGCACCACCAGATGGTCGTCTAGTTCCATATTCATTAACGTCGCTTAATCCACCTGTTAATCCTTCCAGTGTCATATTTCTAATACCACAGCCGTTTCTCACATAGAACATATTCGATGCTTCATAACCAGCGGCTGGCATAATTCTTGTTGATCTTAATTCATGACCGACTAATGCAACATCGGCTGGAACACTGATAGGTAATACTTCTTTGTATTCACCGGTAGCAATAAAAATAGTTGCAGGTGCTCTAGCACTTTCGTCTGCTAAAATATAATCACAAGCATATTTTACTGTTTTAAATGGATTGTTTTCAGTACCACCTTTGTCTGTTGCATCAACACCATTAGGTGAAACATAATAAACTTTAGGAGATCTTCCTAACAATGCCCATGTTGGATAATTGTAACTTCCGCTGTCTTCTGCTGATCTTGGTAATACTTTAAGAGATGTACCTAAGTCACCGTGTACAATTCTTTCGTCACTATTTTGCCAATAAGATTTTATATCACCAACTTCTGCAAGAACGTTAGTTTTAATACCTCTCATGTAGTATGTCCAGTATTCAGGAAGTGCTTTTTTTAGATCCTGATCTGGTCTACTGTTAGGAGTTATTGCTCCGTGTCTCTTAATACACTGATAAGCAGTGCCGGCCCAGGTGATAATATCACCTAGTTCATAATATTTTATAGTCGAGTCGTCGTTTTCTTGAACCCACGGTCCAACAAAAAACTTTCCTGTCATTAAGATCTGCCAATTAGTAGATCCTGTTACAGTAATTGTACCTTGTTGTGTTCCATATGCCATTCCTGTGTGATTGTAACAAGCATAGTATAATGTATCTGGAGCATCGTTTGGAATTTGATACTGCACAAATCTTGATACCGCATTGTCGAATCCAGCAACATACGCCGCTAGTGTTGGAACAACTTTTGAATCTAATATATAAGTTACTTCAACACCTTCGTCTTCATAAGCATAACCACCGCCTAAAATTCCATCTACAATTTTTGATAGATATAAAGGATGTGTGTTGTTACTTCTGTCTGACTGTTCAAATGTATATGTTGAGCCTCTTTGTAAAGTAAAACTTTCTGCTAAAACATCATTAATATAATATTTGTTTGTACCATTGAATACTCTTACGTCAACTTTAAATGTTTGGTTATTGCTACTAACATCGGGTCCATCGATTGCACCTGAAGTATGATCAGCAGTTGCAAGGTATAGATAACCGTTGTTTCTAACCATATCACCAACTTTATAATCGGTGGCAATGGTCCAATTACCTCTTAAATTATACCATTCACCCATTAATGCCCAAGTAAGAGCGTCAGTTGGAGGAGCAATACCTATACTAAACTTTAATGCACGATAAGAATATCCGCCGTGTACTACAATATCACCTGTTTGATATGTTAAACCGGAGTTCCATGTATTATCGAATCCAATACCTGGAATATATTCTTCAAAATATTGTTCATCAAATGCCGATGGTGCAGTGTGTGTATTTGTACATCTATAAACTGATTGTCCGTGTTTAACTAAATCTCCTAGATAATATCTGGCACCCGCGGCGTAAACACTTCTAAATTGAATTCCTTCAAAAACAATCTGCCAATTACCGATATCTTGTTCTAGTCCACCAGGTTCTTGCATATTCACATAAACTTCTCCTGGTGCAGATGTGTGTCCAGTTAAACATCTATAAACATATCCGCCATATCTAACAACATCTTTTTCTCTATATCTTGTATCTACTTGCCAGTAGTCTGCCCAATTATCTGTTTTATCAATAACGTCCCAGAATCCTGATCCTGACGATTCAAGACCAAGTGCAGTGTCGGCAGAGTCATGTTCAAATTTACATCTGTATAGAATGCCATTGTATTTTACTAGGTCTCCAACAATGTAAGATGTTTCAGGTTGCCAGTCGCCCTTCCATTTGGCTCCTCTGGTATGCGTTGTCCAGTACTGACTGTTTCTTTCAAAGCCAAATGCCGCATCTTTAAGAGCAATGTGACCTTGTATACATCTATATACCTGTCCACCTCTGTTAACTAAATCGTTTAAAATATATTCTGATGGTACAAATGGTGTTCGAAGCGTACCACTTGAAGTATATGTGGTGTACAATCTTCCGTCAACTGCAACTGTTACGGCAGTGTCAGTATAAAGTTGTAGTGTGTTTGCACCCAACGGATTCACGTAATATGTGTTTCCATTAAGTTCGGTCATACCGTTAACACCTGTTATTGTAATTGCTTGACCTTTTGCTAAACCGTGTGGAGCATTTGTTGTGATAACAACCGGTTGTGCTTTAGTTGCCGCTACAAGACCAAAAGTGTCATCACCTGAAGATTGTTCCCAATTACCCTGCCAGCGATAACCTTCACTCATTAACTCCCATTTTGTTAATTGAGGATTACCTTCAACACTTAATTGTAGGACTCCGCCTTGAACATCTACTGTTTGAATTGTTACCGTAGCATCATTAACACCGTTGACACCACCTAATTGACTACCTGTAATTGTAAAAGCAATTTTAGGAATATAAGAAATACCTGGTTCTTTAATTGTAACAGTATATCTATTTCCAGATCTAGTAATTGTAAATTCTAAATTTGATCCTGGATTTTGAGCAACACCTTCGGGTAAAATTTCATCTAAATCAAATGCGGCATCTATGGCATTTGGTGCTGTATATGGAGCAGGATAAGTGTAATCGTACAAATAATCTCTAGAGAAGTTATTTGACGAAGTATGTGCTGTTGTACAGAAATATACTCTACCTCCTGAAACAACAATATCATCTAATCGATATGCTCTCGCCGCCGACCAGACTCCCTGGAAAGTATACGTAAATCTATCTAGTTTAAATTCAGCCATTATCTCTTACCCTTGTATTTAACTTTCATAGTTGTACGGTTGATTTAATCTTGCGACTAATTCACCATCTTCATTAATGTAATAATTAATTTTTCTATTATCCCATCTAAATTGTTCATAATTTAAGTTTGCAAATACTTTGTTGTGATTAACATCTCTACCTTCGAAGAAATCTTGTCCAACTGCAAACCCATCATAGTTGTCTTCTTGGTTACCAGGAATATTAATTGTAATTGCATCTGTTTGACTTAGTTGATCTAATACCGCTAAAAAAACTTCTCCATCATCGTTTCTACGAAGACCGTAAAAGTATCTTTCGCCCATTTGACTTATTAAGTCATTTGAATTTGATCCTATATATTGTGTCATCTATATCCCCTTATACCTGTTCAACAAAACTGATTATAGCATCCATTGAATCACTCCAACTAGATTGAATACTCAATCTATGATACTGATCTAAAATTAATTTTTCACCACCATTCAATGCTCTTAAACTTGTGTTTGGTGGAATTGGCACATCCTTAATATAATTTGCAGTAACACTACCTTCATCTGAAATAAGTATGGTTGCTAAAACAGTAGAATCTGTAATGTTAGTTAAACTTATACCTAACACAATGTTCTTTTTGTTTTGACCTACTTGAAATATTTCAATAGGTTTTGTTCCTACGTCTTTTATAATTGCATTTCTAAATATCGTTGCCATTTTTCTCTACCCAAATATTAAAGCATTGATGATCGACAAATCTTCTGCTTCTTGTAATGTCGCACCACCGCCTGCACCAACAACCGAACCCCAAGTTGTTCCTGTCCAAATTTCTAATCTACCTAGACCGGTGTTATAACGTAAAAGTCCTGTATCAATTGATCCAATTGGTCTACTATTAATATCACCAATTGGAACCTTAATACCATATGTTCCGCTAAAACTTACCCAACCTTCACCATTTGGTACAGCAAAGTTAGTTCTTCCGTTTGTTGCTACATTAGTTATCGTATTTGTTGTTTGATCTATCTCTAAATCACCAATAACAACCTTACCTGTACCGTTAGGAGTAAGCGTTAAATCGGCGTCTGTTCCTTCTGTACTAATAACATCTGTGTGTATTCTAGGTGTATTAAGTCTAGTACCGTTTAAATCTGCACGTAAAATGCCTCCAATATAACTTCTAATAGTATCATCGTTAGCACCCTGCGTTAATTCCGCAGTCATGTAAGTGTTTTGATCTTGGTCGATAATAATACCTTTACTACCACCAAGTACGTTCCAGAACGCACCGTCATACCCTTCAAAGTTTAAACTGTTTGTGTTAAAACGTACCATACCTTCTTGAGGTGTTCCTGGTCTTTGAAGCGTTGTTCCTCTAGCAATTCTTAAAGCATTGGTATCTGGAAAATCAACATAACCTGTACCGTGTGCAAAAATTTCTAATGTGTTATTGTCTTGATATGTTTGTAATGAGTTATTAACCAAACGTACTAAGTCAACTTCGAATTGTGTAGCACTAAATTTGTCTTTGTCAATAGTTGCAACTAAGTTACCCTGTGCATAAAATTTAATTTCATCTTCATCAGCACCTAGAACACTTTCTAGTTGAACTCTTGTATCACCATCTTTATCTGTAATTTGTGCAATACCGCCTGTGATTTCTGCATCGCCTGTAATAATTGTTTTATTATCACCAATTGGATCTATAAAAATATCTCCGCCAGTGGACGATATAGTATTTCCAGATAATCTTAAATTTCCTGTTTCTATTTTTGTTGGATTAATTACTGATGTATTTGTTCCATCTGTAAATTGTAATCCAAGTGATGAAGCAATTTCTGTTAATGGTGCAGTAAATGTTACATCTCCTGTATCCTGATTAACATAGAATGAATTTCCTACTCTGTAATCACCTTTACTGTCAACAGATGTAAAGTAAACTCTACCGCCATTTTGCTCAATAACTTCGTTAGTTTGAATTACATTATCAAGGTTGTTTGATAAATCATAACCAACACCAATGTAACCAAAGTTTTGAGACATAAGTCTTAGGCTTACATCTGGACCATCAGCAGTAACGCCTCTGATGCCATAAACACAAGCACTACCGTTTGATCTCATTTCAGCGGCAAATTCTTGTCTGCTGTATCTTGTAATTCCTGTTGCTGTTGTTCCTGAAACACCGCCTAAAATTGATCCGCCATTTCCTGGAGTTAAATCTTGTTCATTAAGATCATCATATCTTCCGTCAACATAAACAGTATTGCCATCTGCACTAACACTGTCAACTACAAAATTAAATGTAGAAGAACCATCTGATGATGTAACTGTGATAGTTTCACCTACGCTCCATCCTGAACCACTTACACCTGAAAATGTTATCCAAGTTTTTCCGTCGCCGCCTCTACCTTGTGTTCCTGCAACTGCTTTGATACCGTCGGCACAGAAATATGTAAAACAGTTCAACCATTCAACTCTTATACCGTTGGTCATAAACAAACCAATTTGATTTGGTGCAAAAATTGTTACTTCATTACAAAGCAATGCGGCTTCGATTGAATTTCTTGCAACATACTGACCATCGGCTTTAATTCCTCTACCAGCATCGCCGGCAACGTAACCATATGGATCAGTTCCTGATGTTGTTGAACCTTTGTTTAAAATTGTAATATTATAAAGATATGGTGATCTTAATGCAATAGTTCCTACAACAGGATTAAATGCAAACGCATATCCTGTATCATTTCCACTATTGTAAAGCATATCTCTGATTGTTAAATCTTGAACTACTACGCCTTCGTTCATATAAAAACAATCTAAATCTTGTGTTCCAACAGTTGGTTTAATTTGTGTTGCTCTAAGTCCAGCACCTTGGATTGTAACTCCTGCAGGGATTACCATTGGAAAAATTTCAGTGTATGTTCCTGCGGCAATTCTAATAACATCTCCTGATGTTGCTACGCTCAAAGCGTGTTTAATTGTAGCGAACGCACTATCAGTACTAGTTCCTTCTTCCGTGTCATCGCCGTTAGTTGTGACAAAGTAAGTGTTGCCTTCTTCGTTTAATAGTAAATTTGTAATTCTAACTTTACCAGTACCATTAGCACGAATTATTAAATCTTCGTTTGAATTAACTGTTTGAATTACATTATCGCCTAGTTGGATTGTTCCAATATTAGCATAATTTGAATCTAATGTTTTCCAACGTTTGCTTGGATTACCTAGTACGTACTTGTCGCTTTCATCAGGTAAAAAATCTGATATAATATCTGCGTTAAACTTAACAGTATCTGTATTTGCATCACCTAAATTAATATTTCCACCTGCGGTAATGTTTCCAGTTGCATATAAATTACCAGTAACATTTGTGTTACCTACTAATTCAATAGTACCTGTACCGTTTGGACGCAATTCAATAGGTGCATTAGAATCTAATGTCGTAATATAGTTGTCATTTAATTCTAATGAATCTACATGAATTTTTGAATGATAGATAACTGGATCGTTACCTGCTGGAATAAGTGAAATGGTACTTAGGCTGGAACGTATTTCGTTCCCTTGCATTTCTAAGTTACCTATTTGTAATAAACCTTGAGTTGGATTTTGATTTGCTGGTCCAACTTGTAAATTGTCTGTGTAAATTTTGCCTGCTACTTGGAGATCGTGTGTGGGCGAAGTTGTTTTAATACCAACTCTACCGTTGTTAACATCTAGATATAATAAGTCAGTTTCAAAAGCCAGATCTACGCCATTACGCAATAGATTTGCCTTTAGCAACGGACCCGAAATACGACCGACGGCCATTGTCTATTCTCCTTTAGCGGGCATCCTGTGCCTCTAACCACCTTACATTGCGGGTTAACCACAGTTTGTACTTGCAGTTTACTGGTCGTTATTACTGCAATTAATATTATTTAGTCTGTTTTGGAAAAAGGATTAAGATAGGTAGTGATTAACTTAATATACTACCGTCGTAACCGTGTATTACTGTTACGTCTTTGCCGAACGGCACTGGTGAATCAAAGCGTACATTTTTAACGCCGGATCCTTGTACTAATGTATAGTTTACATCTGGAATTTGAACAACGTTTTCAACTAATACTAAAATATTTCCTGCCGCTAATGGTGTAGGATTAAGAGGACCAAAGTCTGTAATGTTAGCATCTCCGGTACCTAAATTTTGTACAATAATTCTACCTGGTCTATTAGTTCTAACTTGCTCCCAAGCATTATTAACATATACTTCAATTTCATTTAAAGTTGTATTATATCTAATTGTTCCATTAACAGGTGCGGCTGATCTGTCTTCTGTAGATCCAGCACCGATAGTTAAACCAGTTCTAGAACCTTCAAATGATACAACACCATTAATGTCAACAAAAACACTTTTGTCAACAATAAATTTATTTTTTAATATTGCTTGTTTTACAAATCTCATATTATTACACCGGTATAGTTGAAATCATGAAACTAATAGTTGCTGGCGAAGTGGTTTGAGCCATTACTTTGTCATCTGTGTCTAGTACTATTCTTTCTGAATCCATTATAAAAGTTTCCCCTGCAGGAATACTTACATTGTGTAATATTTTGTTTGCATCACTAACTGCATCTCCGGCTTTTACAATGTGTAAATCCATAAATGTATCTGCATCTGTTAATACATTACCACCACCAGAAATGTTTGATGTGTCTGCATAGTTACAGAAAATCATAGTAGTCACTGCATTGCTTCCGCCTGTACTTCTGTACAGTTCAGTAATGGTTGCATCTATATATCCATTTGCTATTGCCATGTTTTATCCTAAAATAATATACTCATTAGTAACGCTTTTTTCTTACTTACAAGTTCATCCCTTGTACTAGATGTATTTACAAAAAATAGTCCAGAACCCCCCACATCTTCGGATTGGACATATAACTTAATTCTACCAGAATCTGCACTAGGAGGAGCAGGAGTTACTGTTCCTACCAAAGATAATACGTCATTTACTACTACTTCTGCGGATCCGTTTGACTCTAAAAATAGTGTGCTGTTTGAATTTGAAGGTCTAATAGTTGTTCCATCAATTTCTAAGTCGCCCAACTGTATCTCTTGATTAGTAAGTTCAAAACGAACAACGCCGTCAACTTCAGCAAATACTCTGCTACGAGCATCACCACTTTGAACATCTTGTGTTTCAACTTTTGTGTTATCACTTCTAATCAATGGAATTTGAACACCACCTGAAATAGCATCATCAACATATTTTTTGTTGACTAAATCATCGTCTTCTAGATTTAGTTCATAATCTGTTGTTCCTCTAATGCTAACTTTAGCATTAGGAGCCTTAGTTCCTAGCAATACTAAATCTTCACCTGTTGTGTTAATTTGATGTGCTTGTATGGAACCTAATGCTGTTCCTACTTTAAATTTAAAAATTCCTGGGCCTGTTGCACCACCAGGCATAATGTATGAATCTGTATCGTCGAATAATATTGTAGCATCATCGCCTGTGCCTCGATCAATCTGTATACCAGCCGATCCTAGTGTTACTCCACTACCTGTTTCGCCCTGATTTAAAACAATAATATTATCTTTAATTGTTAAATTTTCTGAACTTACAGTTGAAGTGTTACCTAGTACTGTTAAATCGCCAGTAACAACCACACTACCGGTTTCGTTTCCGGTGTTTAGTGTTATTGTTCCGTTTGATACTGTTTCGATTGCATAATCGCCAGCAACTCTTAAAACGTCTTTTGCCATGTGTACAAGGTTCCTTTGCTTATTACACTTATTTAGTCAAGAGAAAAGGGTAAAGCGAACTTTACCCTTTCCGTGTTTGCAATTAGATTGCTGTAAGAACCATGATAGATTCTGTAGAGTCGTCTTGGATAACCCAAGTATAGCGATTATCATTGAAATCTCTACAAGTTCTATTGTAAAGTTTCTTAATACGCACTTGGTCTCCACCACCGCCTGATAATGTACCTTGTAATGACATTTCATCAGCCGCTAATGAACCTGCCGCTTTATCTACTAAA